CGACCGCTTCGGCGAAGTCCTCAAGATCACTAAGCAACGCAAGAATTTCCCGCCCGGTGCCAATGCGTCGGCAGACGCCAACGGTACGTACATCGAAATCGCCCATATCAAGCTGGACAAGTCGGGCAAGGTTGCTCGCGTTGTCTATGCGGATTGCACCATCGTCTAGCTCTCTCGACATCGCTTTGACGGCGGGCGGCAGAAATGCCTACCCGCCTCAAGGCAGTAGAGAGGCAATCATGCCGATCGGCCCGTGACGGGGCAAAGACGAGGGTACATCATGAAATATAGACTTGAAGTTGATACCGCTTTCAACGTTCGCGCCAAGAAAGGCGAACGCAAGGAGCGCGGCACGGGTCGCCTGATCAAGTGCCAAATCTGGTTTGGCGACGACTTGCAGGACTGCCTTAAGCAGGCGAGTGACAATCGCGCCGCTTGCGAGAAAATCGCCACGCCCGGTTATTCCGAAGTCTTGACGGTTCGGGGATACGATAACGAGACATTCAAGCGCGATCCGCTTAAGGCGATCCCCGTTTATCAGGCTGCAACCTTGGCGAGGGCGTAACCATGTCGCTCCTCGCTTCCATGGATGCCGCCTACTCCGCCGATCAGGCCTTTGCGCGCGCCTTGCGCGATGCCGGCTTTCCTTCTCGTTGGGAGTGGCACCTCTTTGCCAACGACACGACTAGCTCGGTCGCGCAGGCTTACCGCGCCAAGCTCCTTGCCGAGATCGAAATGCGGGAAGCGTTCACGGTCAAGTATTCCGATATGGTCCCCGCTTAGGGGCTTATCGACATAGGCTTTACGGCGGGTAGCCCCAGGGCTTTCCCGCCTTAAGGCGTTAGAGAGGCAATGACTGCCGCTCCAAACGAGGATTAAGCGAATGATCAAAATCACGTTGAACGGTCGCGGCGGGGAACTAGATTGCCGCACGGTCGAGAGAGAGGAAGAGATCAGCAATGCGGTCAAGGACATCGCCCTTAACTGCGTTCTCGCTCCGGGAGATACGATCACTATCGAAGAAATCGACGAATAGGCCGAAACGGCCTTCGGGCCGTAGTCCCGTCATGCGGGGCCTGACGATGGCCGTCAGCAACATCTAATCGAGGACAATATCTATGCAAATTCTTAAAGGTCATATCTCGGCGGAGACCGCTTTCGTGGTCGATGATTATCCATATGGGTTTGCGCTGCGCTGCAAAATCCGTTACTGGATTGAGTACAAGCCCAAGATGGGTTTCCGCTTCGTTAGCCAAACGACCAACCCGAAACGCCCGGGCGAGATTTGGAACAAGCCCAAAACCTCGACTTATTCGCGGTTCGGCGCGGCGCTATATCTCGACGATAAGGGCCATGTCCAATGGGCAGGCTTGTCCGAGTACTGCGATGGGAAAGAGGCCCAGGCGTTTTTGGATACCTACGGCGAGGGCGTTTCCCCCGATGGAATGACGCTCTTGCGCAAGTGGGTTGCTTCAAAGCTGGCCTATGACGCCAATCGGCAGAAAGGCGACCCGTTATCGGTTGGCTTGGTTGAGGCCCGTCGCGCGTTCGCGGAGACGGCAATTCGCGTTGTCCGGGTCTTTGATCCCCGGCAGGACAATAAGCTGATCGCGCGACATGATCGCGTCGCCCGCGAATTGAACCATCGGGAAGTCTTGGAGCGTTTCGGCATTGCCGAGCATTTGCGGGTCACTGATGGCGATGAGATCAGCGACGGCGCCGTTATCCAGCGCGGCACGGAAGGGCAATCCGTGGTCCGATATGTCGGGACCTATGTCAACGGAGACGGCATGCGGACTCTAATGACGCCCGCGCAAGGTCGTCATACCTATGCTACGCGCGAGGAGGCGCAGGCATGGGTTGACGCGGTCACGAGCAATAATAGCGGCAGCACCATCCGCGATGTATGGGGCGATAACCCGCGTTTCGAAGTGCGGCCTTGCCCATGTTGGTCCGGTCACTTTGACCCGCAAAACGTGTGGTTTGACTGATCGTTTGGGGCAGGCGTCAGGCCTGCCCTTAACCACTTTTAAACGATTTGGCATATAATGGGGCCGAAATGCAGCAATGAGGCTGCATAGGGCGTTGAAATCGCCCCTGACGATGGCCGTCAGCACGATGGGGAACATAGGCGATGATGATAACGATTTTGGGTTATTTTATTTTGTGCGTCAGCGTTGTGTCGGTTGTCGCGATCGGTTTGGCGTTTTTCTAATGCGTTTCGGGTTTATTGCGTCGATGGCATTGCTGATCGCGGCTGTGATCGGGGTTTTCATCTATATCCCGATCATCAGCAATTATGCATTTTGGTTTGTCGTGCTCGCTTATCTTCTTCTCGCGGGCAGCACCTAAAGAAGCGGCCCGGCAGGGTGACGCCTGCCGGGCCTATGTCGAGGGTCACATCTGACGAGGGTACAAGCAGACATGACGACGACACGGGACAATAGCACGAAAGAAGCGGCCTTAAAGCTCTTATCGCAGGGGAAAATCACTTTAACCGAGGCGGCCCGGCGTTGTGGCGAATCGCGCCAGACAGTTACCTATTGGGCGCGCGGGATCGATCTTGCTGCCGCTCGGGAGATATATCTCAAACGCATATGGCGCGAGGCGCTGCGCAAGGCCTGATCTTGCTCGTGCGCGCGAGGCGCCCTAAGGCTCGCGCCCATGGAACTGCGCATGTCCTGGAATCTGGCCTTGGCGCTTGGCGCGGTCCTTCCCCGCGATGTCCATGAGCACCGCGCGATGTTACGCGCGGGGGGTCACATCCGGATCAGGCTTAAGGACATGGGCGGGCTTGCGATGTTTTGGGCGGTGGCGCCTCCCGTCGCGCATGTCTTGAACGAGAAGCCAGAAAATGGAGCCGGCGAAACCGAGTCCTAGCAGGACAACCAAGGCGCACGCCGCGTAAATCAGCCACACGCAATCATCCATGAGAATGCTCGCCGAAAAGTCAGGCGATGAGTCGGTCAATTTGCGCATTCGAAATCCCCATGCTTCGCAATGAAAAGGCGATGGCTGTTTCGGCAGGGCGCTTGCCCGCGCCGAAGGCAGCATAGACGGCCCGCAAGATGCCCAGAATGACCACGGTAGCGGCTTTGCGATCTTTGGGCGACATATCGGCGCCCCGGCGGAGGAGGCCCGCCAGCTCGTCTCTAATGCCCTCGCAGTAGAGCGGGGAATCAAACATCGCAAGAACAAGGCGCGGCTGTTCGAAGCGGGCGTAAAGCGCAAAAAGAGCCTCGGCGAGAAGATGAGGGCCGGATATGGGCTTCGATATTTGCATCGCAGCAAGATGCTGCGCGAGCACGAGGGATGTCGCGGTGGCAATCATTTCGGTTTTGTCGGGGAAATAGCTATAAAGCGAGCCGGCCGAAATGCCGGCTCGTTCGGCGACATCATTGGTCGTTACCTTATCCGCGCCAACGCGCGCGATCATATCGATGGTCGCCGCGATGATTGCTTCTTTCTTAGCCTGCCCTTTGGCATGAACAAGCGCGGTTTTCCGATAGGCCATTTGCATCCTCCGTTTTGGCGATATCGCAACCAAAACGGGCATTTGTCAAGAAGTGAGCGTCAGTTTAGCTGACGCTCTCCCCTCTTCTATCGCGAGGCCCAGGAAGGAAGAGGAAGCATGACCTTGACCGATTTCGGGTCTTTTCCATCCGTAAGCCGCTTGGCAAAGATCGCCCGGAGACGAGAGTAGCACGGCGCCCGGTCGCGCTCCCCGATCTGCCTGCCGACCAGCCAATCGACATATTCGCCTGCGGCGGAGACGGCCATCAGGCATTTGCGGAAGTCTTCGGCAGAGAGGACAACGGCCTTTTTGCCACCCTTGCGGTTCTGATCGAGGACAAGCCGCCGCCAAAGCCACATTGTTATCGACAAATTGAGCGACCCCCAGAGCCGCGCATTTTCGGGATCGCTTCCCCAGGCCGACCGCGCGATTTGGAGGAAAACGATAAGTCTATCCGCCTCGCTTGTTTCAAGCATCTCGGCAAGATCGGTTGCCGGCGGCGAGTGCCTGGCCGGCGCTTCGGCCTGTGCCATATACCAGCAGCGCAAGAGCTGGCTCATGCCGATGACGGCATGCGAGACTCCGCGCTGAATCTGGTTGTACGTGACAAAATCGCAGGACGCCCGAACCTTGCGCAATTGCGGGAGGCTCTCCTCCAACCCGCGCAGGATGTCATCGGGCCGCATGTTGACAAGCCGGCTATTCAATTCGACAAAATCGTCTGCCATGTCCTTCATGGATGAGTAATTGCACATCCGTGCATCGGCGAGGCATTCCGGTAGGGAAGTCAGCTTAAACGCCTCCATTCGATGCTGCCCATCGACAAGATAAATCGTCTTATCGGTGCCCAATCGGCCCAGGGTCAGAACGCCGGGAATAATCCCGCCGTTTCTCCCCATCTCCTCGGATGCCTCCAAAACCTTGCCGTTAATCCGGACCGCGCGCTGAAACGGTGGAATTTTCCAGGTCAGGACCTCTTCGCGCGGGAAGATGAGCGTTTCCATCGCGCTCCGTTTCGCCTTGGGCGCTTCGCGGCCCTTTAGGTGAATGATTGTCATAGTTTTCTCCTCTATGCCCCCGAATTCATGATGGCCAACCCGATCGCCTCGGCCATGTGTGGCGGATTGCTATCGCCCAATGCCTCTATTCGATCGATCCGCGCGCGGCTAAGCGCGGCAGTCTGTTCGCCGGAAGACCGAGCATCCACGCGTAAAGCTGCGAGCTGATCCGGGTCCCAATCACCTCGGGCATTTGCTGCCCTCTTGGTTTCGTCAATCGCGCGTGCGAGCGACTGCCCGGCGATCTCCAATCGCGGCAAGCTGGTGCAGGCAACCAGGAAGACTCGCCTTCGAAGATAAGGCGCACCAATATCGCAAGCGCCAAATTCAAATCGGGCGACGTGGCGGCCAGCATTGGAAAGACTGCAAGCGACTTCGGTTTCCCATGCCGCGTTTCCCGGCGGGTGCTCCACGACAAACCAGGTTGCCCCGCTGCAAAGGCCGATATGCAGCATGTACGGCCAGAGACTTTCGCCGCTGCGATAACCGTGAACTGCGGCGGCAACGCTTGTTCTTTGGCAGGGCGGCCCGCCGATGACGATGTCGGCGGCGGGAATGGCGCGGAGGGTCCGGACATCGTCATGGAGCGGCGTCTCCGGGAACTGATGACGCAATAGCGCGCGCCGGTCCTCTTTTAGCTCGCAGAGCGCAATTGTTCTTATCCCTGCGCGCTCGAAACCGAGGGCATGGCAGCCGAGGCACGAAAAGAGGTCCAAGGATTTCACTCGCCCCCCGCCCCGATGAGTTTCCATAGCGGCCACGGGCCGCGCCGCGCGCTGATCTCGACCCCGAAAGGAACGAGGCGCTTGTTCGCATGATGCGCAAAGACCGAAACGATATTCGAGGAAGGCCATTCCTTCGGGCTATCGGCGTACATTTTCGCGAGGATTTCGGCCGCGCTTATCCCCGCGACCCCGGCATCGCGAACGATTTCATAAAGCCGGCGCTGCTTAGGCGTCAGAAAGCCCCCGACCTCATCCGCCGGCATTGGATGGCCGCAATGCGGGCAGAGCTTCGTTTTCATGCTGGCGCGTCTCCGCGATCCTGCGCGTATTCATCAGCCTTGCGGATAAGCCGCGCCAGCCGCTCGGGATTGGCGCGGTATTCCGCAATGACCTCGTCCCAGCTTTTCGCTTTCGCGGGCGGCGGCTTCGCGGCCATCGGCGCCTCAGCGAGGCCCCAGTTCTCGCCGTACTTGGCTTTCAGCTCTTCCATGCTGGGCCGCTCCTCGCGCGGCGCCTCAAGCATGGGCGCTTCGTTGCGCTTGCCCCAGGTCTGCAAGCGCGTCAGCCGGGCCTTGTCCTGCATGCGCTGGTCGCAGGCCTCGACAATTTCCGCGATCGTCGGCGGCCATTTGCAGGAACGTTGAACGCCGGTCCTCGGGTCGGTGACCCAAACGATGACGTCATTTGGGTATTGCTCCAAGACGACTCCAAGGCTCGTCAGGTAGCCCTCCGGGTCGCTATACTGATCGTTTCGAAACGCGGAGAATAGGATTCGCTGGCGCTGCAAGATCAGCGTCTTGCGACTGTTCAAGCGCTCGGTCGAGCGCGGCGAGGAGACTTCCGCCTTTAGCTTTTCCATTTGGAATTTCCGATGTCTTGAGATGGGCGGCAATCCATGCCGATGGATTTGCGATCTGGTTTCGGGCGGCATCTTCGATCAGGCCAAGGACGACCAGTGCGTCGTCGCTCGCGGCTTTGAGACATTTTCCGACAAACGCGCGGCAGGCATCGGGACCCTTCCCCGTCATCTTGGAAAGAGTCTTCAGGCCCTCGTTGAAAAGCCGGGTTCTGGGATCGCTTGGCGCGGTCGCGCCCGACGCGTCAGCGTCGGAATGAGTCTTCTCTTCTCTAGTCTTGTCTAATAGGCTCGAAATCTTTTTAAGCGGCGCTTCGCTCGCGTCCTTATTTTTCAATGACTTGCGCGAGAGTTTGCCCCCCTTGCTTGCGTTGAATCGGTTTTGATTGATCATTTTTATCTCGATCGACGCCCGAACATTGCCGATCCGCCCCGATTCCTCGGAGATAAGCCCCAATTCTTTCAACGTTTTCAACGAAGCGCGGTAAGTCCGCAGACTCTGCCGGCATCGGCCTGCAATGCCGCGCTCATTATTCCTGATCGGTCCCTCGTTCTGCATGATCAGTTGCACGATGACGTGGTACGCGCGGTAAGGCTCCGCATCGAGATTTTCGGTCGCGTCCATCCAATCGGGGATGTCATGCTTGTACCAATCGACCATGGCATTCGCGCCCCCGGAGTAGACTTGACTGGTAATCCCACAGCGCGAGTGCATCGGCGGCGTTGTCGTCGTCAGGATGCCAACCGAGATGCCGGCATCGCATGATGGTCAGCTCCTTCGCCTTCTCGCGCTTGTGCTTATTGCTTCCGAGAAAATGTATTCGAATGTCAGAGACGCGCGCCTCGCGGATGTCATAGGTTCCTCGGGAGTACAAAAGCTCTTCGACCGTGCCACAGAGCCCCATCAGTTGCCGGATGGTTACAATCGTCGTCTTGCCCTTCTTGAATGCGGGAAGGAGTGGCGCCTCGAAGACGACAAGCTGAATCGTCGGATGGCCGTCAAGAAATTCGCCCAGCCATCGCCGGCAGCCGGATAGGACGGCGGCCATTGATGCGCCCTCCTTGGCGAAGCGGACTGAGCCGGACGCCGGCATGTCGCCGGGACGGCCGAGCGCCCAGCCCGTTCGTGCCGCAAGGTCGAGCGCGAGGATTTGCCCGGCGTAGCTCATGCGTGTGCAGCCGAAGTCCCCGTTTTGACGGAAGCTGGCGGCATTACATCCTCGATGACTGTCTCTAGGGGCCGGCCCTCAAGCTTGTCGATTTGCGTGTTTAGCCATCCTGTTTCACGCGCCCATGATTGATCTTGCGCGACCTTATTATTGTCGATGACCCTTTTGCGGCGGCGGCATTGTTCGGTATTCATTCGCCCGCGCTTAATGCGTCGGCCATCGCCAAGGGCGATATGAGCATGGAGATTGAACAGTTCTTCTTGCCGGGGATCGATGGCGTCCTCGGCTTTTTCTACGCTATCGAGAATGCCGGTCGCAGCATCGCGCCATAGCTCGTTTTCATCATCGAGATGGCTTCGAAGCAATCCAATAACCGCCGGCAAAATTTGCCCACGTTCATATTCGGTCCTGCCGAATTGATCGCGCACATCTTCGAGTTCCGCGTAAAATTGTCTATTCAGACGACGCATTTTTATTCTCCATTACGTCGGCAAGGGTTGATAGGAATGACGCAGCGCGCCGCAGCCGCTCTGGCGAGATTGTCTCGCCGCGCTGCTCTATGATTTGAGCGTCAAATTCATTGAGGATCGCGGCGGCGCTATCCGGCTCGCGATCAAGAAGGTTGAGACCATCGGCAATATTGACGGTTGCGGCCCATCGGCGCTGCTTCGCGGCATCGACATCGGCCTTGGCCTGCTTCTCGGCCTCGTCGAGCTTCAGTTCCTCGTTCTCGACCGCTTCGGCGAGATCGGGGCGATCGGCGCGGAGCTTGCGCATCCGCACGCGCTGATTGGAAAGCTCCCCACCGCGCCGCTCGGCTTCATCGTAAGCCGTATCAAAAGGCATGGAACCTTCCAGTACAGCTTGAGCGACATGCACAGATGACCGAAGAATTACCCGAGCTTTTTTGACGTAACTGAGGGAGATAGACTCGAACTTCCGGGCCTGATCCTTCTGATGACCACCACCGCCGCCCCCGTCTGGATAGATCATGGCTACGGCAATGGCCCGCTGACCTTTAGTCATATGCCGTCGGTTGATGTTGACCGACAGGATAAACGCCTTCTGATCCTCGCCGTTGAGCTTGCGGAAGGTCGGCTTAACGCCGGCCTGCTTGCATGCGGCAAGCCGATTGCGCCCGTCGACAAGAACCTCCTGCCCGTCGTGATCGCCGGTAATCAGCGGATGGATAAGGCCGTTGGTCTTGATGTCCTCGGCCAGCCCGGCGATCTCCTCGTCCGACATCATCGGGAAGATCGCCGCATCCGGGTGCACAGGCAGCTCTTTTGTCATGCGTCATCTCGCAGCGGTTTGAAATTCGCGTGCTGTAAGCCCTGATCGAACATCGGCTCTGGATGTTGCCCGCTGCGCGCGACATCCCAGTCCGGGACCGACTTGGCGGATGCTCGCCATAGCGGGAGGTCCGCGACCTTCTCGGTCGCGGCGAGCATGGCGAGGATATGCTGCTGATCGGCCTCAAGCTCATTGTAGAGCTTGGCGGCGGCGCGCTCCTTGTCCCGGATTTTGACCAGGATGCGGAGTTCCTTGGAGGGGACGCCGGCAGCCTTGGCCTCGTCATAGACCGCCTTCTGGCTTTCGCGGATGTTGCGGCAGCGGCTCATATAGCTGGCGCGCTCCGTCATCAGGTCGGTATCGAAGCCGTCGATCTTGCCGAGCAGAGCGTTGACGGTAACCGGGTCGAAATCGTTAGAGGTGTGCGCGGGTTTTGCCATGTCGTTCCATCCTTTCGAGGTCGATGTAGAGTCGGTAATGTTCGGCGCACCATGCCGAGGGCTGGCCGTTCATCCGCAGGGTGACCGGGCGCGCGCAAATCATCGCGAGACCCTTCTTGTCGCGCTCGGAAACAACCGAGCGGCATTGCCAGCTCCTGGCGCGCAAGAGCGGGACCGGCTTGCAGGGCGGCAGAACGATCACGGGAACGACGCGCAGGACCGGCGTGGGCGCCTTCGCCTTGCTCGACGTCGGAGCCGGCGCGCGATGCATCGGCGCGAGCTTCATGCGGCGAACTTTTCCCGAGACCATGCTGCGCGTTATCCCCAATTCGTTGGCGATTTCCTTCAGCGAAGCCCGCTCGCCGCGCATCTTCGTCAAGATATCAATGGCTTGCTGCGGCCAGCCGGCGATTCCAAAAGCGTTGTCTGGCGGCTTATTCATGCGGGCAAACCGTAAGGGAAACTTGACAAATGGCCGGCGCGAATCTAACCATGTGAGGCCGCAATGCGGGTATTTCCTCTGGCTCTGCGCGGAGGCGGATACAAATCTGGACAGACCTCGTGCGGGTGAAGCTTCATGAATTTCGCGACGGCCAAGGCGTGCTCGGGCGGGACGCGTTTCCACATCCAAACAGCCGATCGGCTGATCCCGAGCCGCTCGCCGAGCCTCGTTGCAAGCCCGCGTTCGGTCCTGATCGCGACAAGAACAGGGTTGTCGGCGTCCTTGTCTTTCGGCATGTCCAATTCCTTGCTCGCAGCGAACCTCGCGCGACAAACTGAAGTGTTAGGCTAACTTAACAGTTCTGACGAGAGCGATAAGTCTTTCGTCGACACCGAAATTTGGGAACAGCCATGCAGCCGCAATCGGATGACAACAACAAACTGGAGACCATGGGCGATCGCATCAGGGCCACCCGTCTCGCCCGTGGGCTAACCGTCACTGATGCCGCGCGAAGCGTCGATGTCAGCCGGACTCAGTTCCATCAATGGGAGAACGGAACCGCCGAACACCCGCGTCTCAGGCCGCTGATAGCTTACGCCAAGCTGGTCGATGTCAGCCTCGATTGGCTGGTCAATCACCAGGGACCCAAGCCCAAGGGCTTGCGAAGGCCTAATCCCTGATCTGTTAAGGTTACCTTGCTCTCGGGCGCCCCAGTCGGGCGCCTTTTTGATTCTGCTAACACCCGCGCACGTTTGGAGCCGTTGACATATTTATTGTCATGATGGCAGGTTCTCGACTGTTAAGCCAACCTAACAGATTGGCTGACGGTTCGGGAAGTCACAATGTTCAGCCCCCATGACGGATCGCGCGGATGAAGGTCATTCCATGGGATGGCCAGCGCATTTCCGTGCCGGGCCTCTACAGCAACGTTCCCCTTAAAGAGTACCATCGCGGCGACATCTGCGACGGGCCGTCGATCTCGTCCTCGGGATTGCGGATGCTCTGGAAAAGCGCGCCGGCGTACTACTGGGACAAGTCGGCGCATAACCCGGAGCGGGACGATTCCGATGATGATAACGAGAATTTCATCCTCGGCCGGGCCGCGCATCATGTGATCTGCCGCGAGGCCGGCTTCGCTAAGCATTTCATCATCCGTCCCGAGAAGGCGCCGGATGGTAAAGCGTGGCACGGCAATAACAAATCCTGCAAGGACTGGCTCAAGGCGCAGAAAGCGATCGGCAAGACCGTTCTCTCATCGGCGCAGGTCGAGCAGATCAGGGGCATGGCGGTGGCACTCGGCCGCATGCCGCTCTTCCGCAAGGGCATCCTTGATGGCCTGATCGAACATTCGATGTTCTGGCGCGACCCGATCACTGGGATTTGGCTCAAGGCGCGTCCCGATTGCATCCCGACCGCCAGCGGGGATTACTCCGATCTCAAGACCACGGAAAGCGTCAAGCATCTCGACGTGCAGCGCGCGATCGATCCCGAATATGGCTACGGCTACATCATGCAGGGCGCGCTGGTCCTGGAAGGCGCGCTTGCGCTCGACATGGAGGTCAATTCCTTCTCGCTCGTGTGGGTCGAAAAGAAGCGGCCATTCTGCACCCGTGTCTCGACTCTCGACGACGAGGACATCGCGCGCGGCGCCGGCTGCAACCGCATAGCGCTGCGCGTTTTCCAGCGTTGCTTTACCGCGAAGTCCTGGCCCGGCCCGGGCGATGAGGAGGATGCGAGTTTCCTGCGCATGTCCGAAGCCGCCCGGCTGCGGATCGATGAGCGGCTTCTAAAGGAGGCGGCATAAAATGGCGAGAAAGCGGAACGATATTACTTGCGATCTTCCTCGCACAAGGCGGGCCGCGCGATTACGCCATTGCGCTCGTTATTATACTGGCAAGCCATGCAAACATGGCCATTTCTCCCCCCGCCATGGGAGCACCGGCGTGTGCGTCATGTGCACGCGTATCAAGTGGTCGCGTCTGCCTAAGCCGTTTTTTCCCTGCACTGTCTGCGGCAAGATGTTTATCCGGGGCCGGGATAAGGGTGCAACGCTTACTTGTTCGGATGCATGCAGGGAGTTTCGCTTTCGTTTTAAGCAGCGACAATGCAACCGCAAAAAAAATGCTGTCGCGCCAATCTTACACAACGCGATGAAAATGCTCTTGAAAGAACAAGGACTCACGGTCCAGCAATTTACGCAGAAGAAAAATGAAACACCTCACTACCGGAAAAAAAGCGTGATCTTAATCAACGCGATGAAAATGCTCTTGAAAGAGCAGGGATTCACGATCGAACAATTCATGGAGGGAGCCGATGCGTCATCAGCAATATAAGGAAGGCCTACTCGGGAAACTGCGAGAATGGCGGCTATCGCAGCCCGATGGCACAATCGCAGATGCGCGCCGCGAGATGCGCCCGAAGCTCAGAAAGGAGGATATCGATCTCCTCTTCGACAATTGGCTCAATTCCAATTTCGAACGGATTGAGGTCCGGGAACTGAAGCCGGGTTCCGTCGTCGCAACCATCAAGCCGCGCAACCATGTCGATCCGGACAAGCGCCGCCGAGAGGATGTCCTCGCCCGCCGCATTTCCGAGCGCGTCAAGTCCAACATGTTCGAAGAGTTTGCCGCGCGCATCTGGGACACGGCGCTCCCGAACGGCGTCATCCTTCGCGATGCGCGCGGCAAGGACCTTAAGCATGCAACGGGTTGGTACGCCGAGTTGGCTAAACGGCTCGCGCCTACCGAGAGGCTCTATAAGAAGTTCTCGACCAAACAATTGTTCGATCTCTCGCGGCGAGAAGCCTTTGCATGAGCCGCGTCAATCGGACCAAGGTGAAGGCGCTCCACTTCACCATGACCGCCAAAGTCGACGCGGATTTCCTCGCGCGCGTCGAGGCGTGGCGATGGGCCAATCAGATCGGGAGCTTGGCCGCCGCGATGCGCCGACTGATGGAAATCGGATTGGCCCAGGGCGCAGAGCGCCGCGAGGGGGACCGTTAATGCCGCGACCGTTCACGACCATCGGTGTCCGATTCGAGGCCGACGATTACGACAAGCTGATCCGATGGCAGAAATCGCAGGACGTCATTCCCTCGCTTTCGGCAGCGGTGCGCTACCTCGTCGTCAAGGGCCTTGAGGCGGAATTGAAGAAGAAAGAAAGCAATGGCTGAAGAAAAAGACCCCGATTTCGTTGAAGTGCGCCAGAACTCGGCTCGCGAGGCGGCGCGCGAAATGACGGTCCTTGCCGGCGGCGGCGTCCAGCTCGAAAATTGGGCGCAAGTCGTCGACCTCGCCAAGTATATGTCGACCTCCGGCTTTTGCGTGCGCAAGGAACTGCGCCAGAATGTCGGCGCCTGCATCGCGATCATTGATCTGGCGACGCGATGGGGATTCTCGCATTGGCAGCTCGCGCGGGTTTGTTACGTCATCAATGACGTCCTGTGCTTCGAGTCGCAGGTCATTCATGCCGTGATCGAGAAGTTTGCACCGCTGAAGCAGCGGCTTCGGGTCCGATACGAAGGCGAAGGCGGCAAGCGCAAGGCGATCATTACCGGCCACTTCAAAGGCGAGCTTGATCCGGTCGAATACGAGTCGCCGGAGATGGCCAACATCACGCCGAAGAACTCGCCGCTTTGGAAAACCGATCCGGACCAGCAGCTTTTCTATTTGGCAAGCCAGCGTTGGGCCAAGCGGTACTGCCCCGACGTCCTCCTCGGCATTCATGATGTCGACCAGGTCAGCGACGCGCCGCCGCTCGTTCCCGGTTTTGCCAACGCCAAGGATATTACGCCGAAGATCGCCGAGCGCCTTAGCGCCCAAGCCGGCGAGGACGGATTTGCCGAACAGACCATCGCCGGGATCGATGAAGCGCTCCAAGAGGCGCGGGAAACAACAAGTTAAGGAGATCATTATGAACCAGATCGCAACGGTTGCGCGGACTCAGACCATCATCTGGGCGGCGCGTGAATTTAAGGTTGTCACCTCGTTCGATGAGGCGACGCAAGAGCGCTATCGCAAGGCCGCCTTGTCCTATTTCCATTATTGCCGGCTGCACCCCGGCGAGAACCAATGCCGGGCCGCGCTTTTGGTCGGCTCGATTCATTTCGAGACCAAGATCGCGGCGCTCCGCTCCGAAGACCGCGATAGCCGGCTCGCCAACATCCGCCAGCAGTTGATGGCGTTCTCGCGGGTCGTCTCAGTCGATCAGCCGAAGCAGAACTCCCTGCCCGGCATCGGCCGCGCGTTCTGCCGCAACCATGCGACCGTCATCTATGCGGTCCGGAAGTATGGCGAGGCCATCAAAGAGGCGCTCCGGATCGCATCATGACCAATCGCCGCAGATTTCTCGCACTGCTCGGCATCGGAACGGCGTCGGCGCCGCTTGCCGCCAAGGCCGCGATGGAGGCCGAGCAGATCAATCTCACGTCGATGGGAAAGATGACGGCTCTGGCCGGCGGCCGGCAGTCGCTAAGCGTCATGGCTGCCGATGATGATGAGGACGGCGAAAACTACCAGAAAGCCCGGGATTATATCCGGTTGTTCGGGGTGCCAGCCCATATCGAGCGTTCGGTCAAAGAGCGGTCCAAATACATCGATCATCTGGATTTTGACATCGTCAACAAACGATCTTGGTCCCTGGCCGCGAAGGTTCACGAGCAGCGCCAGCGCAACTATGCGCGATCGATGGAGCATTATCGCGATTTCAACTGGTACGGCAGCGCGCAGATCGCCTTCAAAAAGATCAGTGGGTTCAAATGGCCGTGGTGAAAATCCTCTCGTTCAACGAGCTGCGCGAGCACGGGATTACGCTCGGTCGCCGGCAGATCGACCGGCTCGAAGCGCTTCGGCTTTTTCCCCGGCGCGTCAAGATCAGCGAACGCCGGGTCGGTTGGCTCGAAGATGAAATCAAGGCGCACGTAGAGGCGCAAATTGAGGCGCGGGAATAATCCCGCAATATGAGGAGTTAAGACATTGCCAAAGAAGACAGTCGACGAGACCATCGAGATCGCACCGGTCGCGATGGGAACCATCAAATGCTATCTGGTCGGCACCTCGCCGCTCATTATGCATCGCTTCCCGCGCAAAGCCTGGGAGCAGCTCTTGTTTCCGAAGGGCCGCGCCAATGCAGCCGAGAAGGCGGACAATCTCAAGCATGATCCGCTGATGGAATATCGCGAGAGCGTCTATCGCAACCGCGATCAGCGCCAGCCGACCGCGATCCATCTCCCGGCGGGGGCATTCACCAAGGCCATCGCATCGGCGGCGCTCGATCTGCCCGGCGCAACCAAGGCGCAAATCCTGCGGCTCGTCTCGGTCAAGTCGACCCAGATCAATCTCTATGGCATCCCGCAGATGTATATGGCGATGACGCGGTCGAGCGACATCGCAAGGACGCCGGACGTTCGAACCCGCGCGGTTTTCCCGGAATGGGCCTGCGAGGTCGAGGTCGGCTTCGTCTCGACCTTGGTCAAGCAGAACCAGGTCGTCAACCTCCTTGCTGCTGCCGGCGTCATCGTCGGGATCGGCGATTGGCGTCCTCAGAAAGGCGGCGCGTTCGGCCGCTTCGATGTCGTCACGCCGGACTCGACCGACTATCAGCGCATTGTCCGGACCCAGGCACGCGGTGCCCAGCTCGACGGGCTTGAGCAGCCCGGCTTCTATGATGTCGATACCGACGAGCTTTATTCGTGGTTCCTCGATGAGGCCGATCGCCGCGAGAAGACCGTCCCCTCGACCAAGGCGCCGCGCGGCAAAGCCATCGTTCCCTCCCCGGCCGTGATCGAGCAGGTCGCCAAGACCCGACGCAACGGACGCGCGACAACCCGTCAGGGCAGATAAGATGGCCAAGGCAGCAACGGAGCGGCTAACCAAGGAGCGGAGGGCGCAAGCCATTGCTGCCTTGCAGGATTCTCAAGGGCGGGTCACACCGCGATCGGTGTGGCAGGCGGCGCGCGATCCCTTGCACCCGCTTCACAATGAATTTGAGTGGGACCTCAAGAAGGCGGCGGAGCGGGAATGGGACCGGACCGCCGCCGGCATCATCCGCGAGGTCAAATTCGAGGTCATCTATGAAGAGACCAAGATCATCGCGCCGTACTACGTCAGCGATCCCCGCGCGACGACCTCGACCTACATCCCGACCATCCGCGTCGCCAAGAATGTCAAGCTCAAGACAAGCGTTCTGCGCGAGGAAGTCGATCGCATCGTCAGCGCGATCAATCGCGGCATCAAGCTGGCATCGGCGTTCGGCCTCGTCCGTCCCTTCGAGGCTATGCTCGAAGAGGCGCGCGGCGTCGAGATCACGATCAACGCCTATGACGAGGATGAAGGCACGGCAGGCGCGGATAGGCTTGGCGACCGGGGTCCGGTTAGGCAAGGCAGGCGGGGAGTTGGCAAGGCGGCCCGTGGCATGGCCGAAAGGGGCAAGGCAGGCGCGGCACGGAAAGCCAAGGCAGCTCCAGTCTCGGCTGCTTCGGCTCGGCGCGGCAGGCGCGGCATGTCATCGTCGGGATAGGTGCGGCAAGGCGAGGCAGGCGTGGCCAGACAGAACTAGGCCGGGTTTGGCAGGGCAGGCAGGGCACATCTTCGTTCGGCTAGGCTCGGCTAGGCGGGGCGTGATTGGCAGGCGGGGCGGGGCACGTTTTAGGATGGGCTAGTCCAGGCGGGGCGCGGCTCGGCAGGCGTGGTCTGCTCGGGCGCATTGGCTTGTCAGGGCACGGCGGGGGGCGGCAGGATAAGGCAGGCGCAGGCATGGAAAGGCGGGGTTTGGCTCGGTTTGGCACGGCAGGGCAGGCAAGGAGCGGCGTGTCTGGCTAGGTCTTTTCTGGCAGGGCTAGGGCGGCGCGGCAGGCGAGGCGGCAAGGAGTGTTGCTAGGCGCAGCAAGGCAAGGTCCGGCAGGCGGGGCAGTATTGGGTCGGGCAGTTTAAGGCAAGGCAGCGCGTGGCAGGCGCGGCACATACGGCACGATTAGGCAACGCAGGGCAGGTCTAGGCAAGGCGTGGCAGGCACGGCACGGCGAGCATAGCAGTGGATAGGCGAGGCCGGCGGGGATCGTTGGGCACGGAGAGGCTTGTCAGGGCACGGCGGGGGGCGGCTTGGCAGGCAGGACCAGGATAGCAGTGGATTGGCGAGGCATGGCTTAGCAGGCGTGGCTTGCCTCGGTGACCCGGGGCACGGCGGGGTCAGGCGCAATTCGGCAGGCAGGGATTGTTTGGGTAGCCTTGGCGCGGCTGGGCAGGCGAGGACAGGCCCGGCGTGATGTGATTCAGCCCGGACAGGCGTGGCTCGGCAGGCATGGATATATTGGGGTAGCTTGGTGAGTTGAGGCGAGGCAGGCGTGGCAGGCATGGCTCGGCATGACAGGTCTTGGTGGGGTGCGGCCGGAGAGGTCTGGCTCGGTCGGGCGTGGCTTGGCAGGCAGGGCGCGTTAGCGCATGGTCGGGCTCGGCAAGGTGTGGCGGGCACTGGCAACGCAGGCGAGGCGTATAGGGGATGGGCTCGGATAGGCGTGGCAGGCGCGGCAATACGAGGACGGGTTCGGCAGAACTAGGCAGGAAGGGCTTGGCACGGCATCGCGCATCCATGCGAGGTCTGGCGGCACCAGGATAGGCTCGGCAGGCGTGGCACGCCATGGCATGGACAGGCATGAATAGGCAGATTGTGGCGTGGCAGGCGGGGCATGAATAGGCAGGGACAGGCACGGTAGGTCAGGCTAGGCGCGGCAGGCGAGGCCCATCATGGCACAAACAGGCGTGACGGGGCGGGCTTAGGCAGGCATGACGGCCCGGGGTCTGGCTAGGACAGGTCCGGCATGGCGAGGCAGGCGAGGACAGGCATGCAAAGGCGGGAAGAGGCGAAATCGTGGTCGGGCTTGGCAGGCATGGTCAGGAATCGCTAGGCACGGTTGGTCTAGGCAGGCGTGGCGGTAATAGGCGCGGACGGGCGTGGCTCGGCACGGGCGGCGGGGTCAGGCAGGCCTGGATGGGCTAGGTAAGGCCGGGTGCGGGCGGCAAGGACAGGTCCGGCGAGGCAGGCAAGCCAAGGCAAGCAAAGGCTCGGTTTGGTCCGGCATGGCACGGCAGGCGTGGTCCGGTATGGTGGGCAAGGTTGGGAGAGGCGCATCATGGCAGGCATGGACAGACAAGCAAGGGATTGGTCTGGCTAGGCAGGCATGGCATGTCAAAGCAAGGTACTTCCCGGCCCGGCATGGATGGGCGGGGCAAGGCATGGGCGCGGGATCGGGTTGATCCCGCGCATCCCTTTTTACCTTGTCCTCCCGACCATCAAAACAATACCGCCAACCTGCGCAAGGACCGTGAAGAGAATAAGCCGCACCATCGAGAAGTCATCGCCGGTCGATCGCAGGAAGCCGCCGGAGAGCCATGCGACGAGGCGCGTTGCCGCCTCGGCCTGCGGATCGGCAACCGCCAATGCCGCATGACGCGCCGTCTCCAGGGCGGCAATCGCCGAGACAACGGTCGTTTCCCGCTCGCGGCAAAATCGCCCGATGCCGCCTCGGCATTCTCGATCCCGAGCAGCCATCGCATCGCCGAGCGACAATCGCGCATCGCGAACAGCCGGCGTTTCCCGTGACGCCCGCGCCTGCGTCACATCGGCCAAGTTGGTCGAGGTAAACCCCAGACCATTGCAGATCGCGAATGAGAACGTCATCGCAAAGATTGCCCAGGCGATCAGGGAAGCGAGTTTGCGGCGCGCGATCCAGAGATCGGAGGCCTGCCGGGGAATTGCCGCCGCCGCGACATCAGAGAGCGTTCCGAGCGCCAGAAAGATATAGCCGGCCAGATCGGTCGCCCCCTGCGACATGGAAAAGTAGCCGTTGATGACGATGCCGACCATCGCCAAACCATAACCCGTCATGGTCAGCAGTGACGGCATCCGTGACGTCACAAGGGCAGCGGGTAACGTCACAGTGACGGGTTGTGACGTCACATCTTCCTTCTGGCGAAGGCGGTAATTCCGGGTCCTCTCGGCGCCGGAAAGAGGACGTTTAACAGGGACTTGATGCAGATTGACGACTGAGGCAGAGTTGTCTTTAGCCATTGGATTTCGGGTCCTTTTATTCAATGGTTAGGCGCACCGGGGGTTTGCCGACCCCCGGTCGCGTCGACTAGGCCGCGATGGCCAATTTCGGCTTCGCGGTAACGAGGCGTTCGACGTAGTCGCCCCAGGCCTGCATGGCCTCGCGCTTCTCGTCGATGTAGTCGGCATGATTGTAAACCCGCTTAACCCCCTTCTTGTGCTCGCCAACGTGATGCAGGCAGACGTCCGCGACCCAGGGCGCAATCTTGCACTTGTCGATGCCGAGCGATTCGAATGTCCGGCGGAAGTCATGGAACGTCCATGCGTCGACCGCATCGCCGAGCTTCTTATCGAGCCGCTCCTTGGCCTTGGTCCAGCCCGAATAGCCGCCCTCGCCTTCGCCGAATACAAAAGGCGAGCCGTGACGCGCCGTGACTTTGGCCAAGATCGCCGCCGCCTGCGGCGACAAGGCCATCCAGAATCGTTCGCGGTTCTTGGTCTTGCCGCGATCCCCGGCGTCCTGGCCGCGCTCTTCGCGGACATGAGGCGGCACGAAATCGAGCAGGCCCTTGGCGAGGTTCAATTCGGTCTTGCGGTTGAGCGAGCCGATCTGGCTCTTGCGGGCAGCCGTCAGGATTAAGAGCCGGACGATGCGATCAAATTCGTCATCGGAGTTTGTCGCATTCCAGATCGCGACCAGTTCGGCCTCATCGAGCACCCGCTTGCGCCGGATGCTGCCGCGCTTCTCGGTTCCGGAAGCCGGATTGATGTCGAGAAAGCCCTTCTGAATGGCCCAGGCGTAGAATCGATGAACCTGCGCCCGCGCCAGCCCCGCCTGCCGGTGGCCATGCTCGGTTTCGATCTTGTCGAGCTGTTCGGCGATCTGCGCGCGGGTAATCTCGCTGACGCCGAAACGGTGCAGCGTCTTCATGTAGCGTTCCAGATTGCGGCGATGGTCGCTGATATAGCCGGGACTCTTTCCCGCCTTTTCGATCGACGCGATATAGAGCTTGATCTTATCGCCGAAGGTAGCCGCGCTCCTGGCGGCGGCCTTGGTCCGCTCGGCCGCCGGGTCCTCGCCGCGCGCGACCATCGCAAACTTCTGCTTAGCCTCGTTCTGCGCGTCGACCAGATTGAGCTGCGAAACGCGTCCGATGGCGAGGCGCTGCTGCCGGCCGCGCAGGGAGTAGAGGATGATGAAGACGCCGGCGCCGCCATTGCGGAAGCGGATGCCGAAGCCGGCCATGTTCTCATCCCATTCCGTGTAATCGCTTTTTTCCTCGGGGCATTTGAGGGCGCGAACGTTAGATTGAGTAAACTTCATTGCTCTCCTCGGGGGTTTTTATGGGCATTGTATGGGATTAGTTTGGAGGTCGAAATCTGACTTCTCAGGTCTCAATAATCGAATGGTATATGAGCGAAACATTAATAAAACAAGGGGTTTTTTGCATCTATGTCGGGAAATGACTGCCCACGACTTGCCCCTCAAATCGACTGTTAATCGGAGTGTCCCAGGTTCGATCCCTGGCCGAGGAGCCAAATTCTCCCACTAAATCAATCGCTTAACGAAAGGTCCGGATCGGGCTAATCCCACAAAATTGGTCGTGGGCATAGCATGGGCATAATCAGTAAAATTTTAGGAAATAACCTAAACCGTAAGCTTGTCTTGACGGCTCCCGAGCGATGGAGGACTCAACCGGTTGTTACATCTCGAAGAAAAAGCGATTCCGTCAACACCCGCGTGCGTCAGCCTATCTTTACAAGCCCGGACCGCTGTGAAAACTAATGCCGTCTTAATGACGAGGAAATGCCGTGAACAGTTCGAAGGAGCTTGAGATCACTGAAGGCGAACCTCGCCGGAGGCTGACCGAGGTCTACCTGGCCGTCTTCTCCGACCAGGACGGCGACGAGAACGTCATTCAGGTTCGAACTCCCGGCGATGTTCTGCTCCCGCTGGTGGCCATTGATAGAAAGGCGCTCGGCATCCTGCAAAAGTTCGCCCAGGATACCGCCGACCAGACCGGCCAAAGCGTCAGCATAATTTGCTTTACCGATCGAACCGTATATGAGAGTTTCCGCCCTACTGCAACCGGAGATTAAACTCATATGACACTTGTTCCTATCACCATCAAAGTTGAGGAAGCGCAATTCTTCCCCGTCATGCGCCTCCTGAAGAGCTTTCCTGGCGTGGTCGATCTCATCTTCAATATCGACGAGATCGAGGACGGCAAGCGCAAGCCGAAGTCCAAAGCGAACGGCTTCAATCCGCAACCCGTCGAAAAAAGCCAGCCGGGCGGACTGAAAGCGCTCATGATGGGACTGCTCTTTCGAGGTCCCCAACATCTCGCCGTCCTCAGACAAGCGGTCGTCCGGGAGGGCTTTAAGGAGAGCAGCATCAATTCCGTTCTCCACGAACTGCGCAATGATGGCGTGACCGAAAGCGGCGGCGTTGGCATCCATAAGCTGACCGACAAGGTCATGGCCGAACTTCAGGGAAATGCGCAGGCCGAGCCTCGGCGCGCGCTTCCTCCTCCAGCCAAGGCTGGATCAACCGAAAAAGGACCCGCGAGCCCCGTAGGCGCAACCATGACAATCGTCATGCGCCTTTTGAAGGAAACTTCGGAGGGGCGGTCTTCTCGTCCCATCTTGGTCCAAGCCGTCACCACCGCTGGATTGAGCCCTCGTTCGATCGATGGTGCCCTTTATCGCGGTTGCGAGAAGGGCCTGATCAAAGCCGAAGGCGACGGCGTTTACCAACTGACCGCCAAAGGCCGGCGGCTAGAGCTTCCCCCCGCATCATAAAAGGAATGCCCAATGGCGCGTTTGTTGTTTAGCCGAACCTACCAGCCGACCAAGGATGGCAAGGACCCGATGATCTTTCGGATCAAGACCATGCTTCAAGACGAGGGCTTGATCGACAAGCTTGAACTCGTCGGCGAGCTTGCCAACGTCCATCCCGCGACGATCGACAATTGGTTCAACGGCGACACAATCAGCCCCATTCAGAGAACAACGGGCTCGGTCATCAAGGCGATCGGGTACGACATCCAAATCGTCAAATCCAAAGACATCGATATTGAAAAAGAGCGGAAGCTCGCCGCCGCTTGGCTTCTCCGGCACGACAACACGATTTCAAAACGAACCCGAGAGAGTGCCCGCAAGAGAGTCAACGGCCGACCCAAATAGGAGAATATCATGGCCATTAAGAAACTGGGGAATGGGAGCAAGCACAAAATGCGCAGTCCGACGCCGGACGATATCGCGCTCGGGACCCGGCTGCGGCTTCGTCGCGTCGAGCAGAAAATGTCGCAGGACGAGCTGGGCTTCAAGCTGGGCGTTAGCTTTCAGCAGGTCCAGAAATACGAGAAGGGCGTCAATCGCATCGGCGCCGCCCGGTTGCAGCAGATCGCCAAGGCCCTCGAAGTCCCCGTCACATTTTTTTATGACCACGACAAGAAGACATTGGAAGTCAACAGCCTTCTTTTCCTTGATGCCAGTTTTAGTTTGCGTCTATTGCGCGCCTATTCGAAGATCAAAAGTCCGAACGTGCAACGGCAGTTCGTTTCGATGTTGGAAGCCGTATCGGAGAATCAGGCATGACAAACAAGCCAGACTCCAAGCCGGAACCGAAGCCCGAACCAAAGCCGAAGCCCAAGCCGGCATCGGTCCCTTCGCATTTCAGTGGCGGTGCGGGGTTCTTCGTTTAACCAAGAAACCAGAGAGGAGTAACTAATGCACGGCACCATGCATGTTATGGACCCAAGCGGGCATACCACGGTCACTTGGGACCCAGACAACGCCGCCTCGGTGCGCGACGCCCGCCGGCAATTCGACGATCTTCGCCGTCGCGGATATCAGGCCTTCATGATGAACAGCATTCACGAGAATGGGGCGGTCGTCGAGGAGCGCGGCGAACGGATCGACGCCTTCGATCCGAAAGCCGGCAAAGTGATGATGGTCCCGCAGTTGCGGGGCGGCTGATGCCTCTATTCGGGGGTTGGGTCACAGTAGACGGCGGGACCACAGTTGCGGTCCCGCCGTGGTTCTCGGGGGCTACCGCGCAGGGGACGGCGACGGTGTCGACCTTACAGACATTTTCGAGAGTACCAACATCCGGGCTCTATCAAGTAGCCCTGGCAAATCAGACTGCCACGACGAGCGCCTATTGGGGGGACCAAGACTTGCAGCATACGCAATATTTGCAATTGGCCCAAAATCGCGCCACATGCTACCGGCAGCGGACCGAGGCCGAGCGCGTCGCGATGGAAGAGGCGACGCGCGGCGCGCGTCGCGCCGCAGAGCAGCGCAGAGCCGCGCTCGTTCGTTCGCAAGAGTTGCTCCTGGAGCACCTGACGCCCGAGCAGCGCGACACCTTCCACAAAAACAAATGGTTTCTCGTCATCGGCGGGAAGACGAAGACGCAATATCGTATCCGCACCGAGAGCTATGCCGGCAACATCGACGTCCTCGAAGCCGGCAAGGTGACCGCGCGCCTTTGCGTCCATTGCTCTGATATCCCGCTCTATGACCATCATCTCGCGCAGAAGATAACGCTTGAGTATGACGAGGAGAGCCTCCTCAAGCTCGCGAATAGGACGCGGGTGGCATGACCGAGCATACCTACCCTGCCAACATGCCGAGGGACGATCCGCGCGCATCCGTGCGGATCGCCTGGGAAATCATGGATACCGTTCGGCCGGGGCGCATCCCTCCGATCCTGCGCTTCATGCTCGCCAAACAGATCGCCAACGCGGTCGCTGCCATCGATCCAATCCAGCGGGTCGCCGCTCATGCGATTGCGCTGCAAGCTTTCTTCATGAAGATGGACTCGGACGCTATCCGCCAGATCGCGGAGATATCGCCGGGTCTGGTCGAACATATTGTCCGGCTTTCATTTCACGCCACGCCGAACGACAACAATAAAGAATGAGTTTCGCCGGCTGCTTCAGGGCGCGGGAGCCGGACAATCGGGGGGAATCGTCGCTCAACAAAGAGGAGTTAATCTATGAAGCATGTAGACGTCGAGCAGGCAGTCACCGCCGCCGTTCCTGTTCGCAAGGCCATGACGCGTTCGGAAAAACTGATGCATTGGGCCGGACTGGTCCGGGCGCATCAGGGAAATCTCGCCCTTTATCATCTGCTTGAGCATGTTGCTGCGCGCGAGCTGGATATCTATAACATCCTGCATGCCCGCACCGCTCTTGGCGTCGCCGCTGGCGATCCGGTGCTGACCGAGCAGGGCTTCACGGACAAGACGGTCGGGGGCGCCCTGCGGTTCTTCGATATGTCGATCGACCAGTTGCACGCGTTCTCCTGCAACTGCGGCGGCGAGATCGGCAATGCCGATCAGGCTGCCCGGATCGAGCGCCTTGCCGCCCAGACCGGCGGCGGCGGCGTGTTCGGCCGCGCGGCCAGCATGTTCTTTCGCCGCTAACGACTTTCGAGGCCATCTCGGGGGGTGATGCTTAACCCAGAACCCCAGCACCCACATGGGGAGGCCTCGGAACGGCGCGAGCATGGAACGTTAAACCTCCCATGCTCGCGCTCGTCCTTTTTGATTTTTCCTCATTGATTTTTCCCCATGCCACTCCGGACCGAGAAATTCATCACGCGCGCAATGCTGCGCGCCGAACCCGAAACGCTGTTCGTGTTCGGCGATAATATGCTGGGCAAGGGCGACGGCGGGCAGGCCTATCACATGCGCGGCGAGCCCAATGCGGTCGGCATTCCGACGAAGTGGCGGCCGACGATGCGAGATGATGCGTTCTTCTGTGACCGCGATATCGCGCCGGTCCTCGAAGTCGTCGTTCCCATCTTTCAGAGGCTCGGCTCTCATCTTGATGCCGGCGGCACGGTTGTCTGGCCGGAAGACGGGATCGGGACCGGTCGCGCCGAGCTAAGAGAGCGTGCGCCTGCCATTTATGAAATGTTTAGGGCGTTGCGAGCGTCGCTCAAGCCAACAGCCAGATAAGACTGCCCCAGAAGGCAAGAACAAATGCCAAGGCGGCCAGTCTCCAGAAAGTTCCGGAGAAAGCCGCCCGGCGATCTAATCTTTGCCGGGCGGCCCGCGCTCCGCCGAAACCGTCACGCCAGACCATTACGCCGGCTCTTGCTCGACCGCAATCTTCTTTCGAAGGTCCTCGCAGGTCTTGGTGACCTCGGCAGTCAACCGCGCATGGCCCTCAAGGGTCTCGAAGCTCTTCTTGGCTTTGTCGCGATACTCCCCGGCCAAGAGTTTGCAGTCGAGCGCCGCCGCTTTCGCATCGGCAATGATCTTCTCGGCCAGCTCGACGACCCGATTGTGATCCTCGCCCATCGCATGGATCGCGGCGGCGGCCTCTTCGAACATCCGCGCCGTTGCGGCTGCGGTAAGCGCGCCGATCTGGCTGACGCCCTCGGAATGTCGGACGTAATCCGGCAGCTTGTCACGGTACTGCGGTTGCGCGTAATCGATGGCGTTGGTCTCCGGCGCAGGCGCGAGAAGCCGAATTTCCTCATCGAGACGGTCGAGGTCGATGGGATGCTGCATGGGATTTCCCTCTATGGTCTGTTAAGACAACCTTACTATCCGATGGGGCCGGATGGGAGGGGTTTTGTCGATTCTGCTAACACCTAAAACGGTTAACCATGTCCCTTGCCGTTCCGCAGCTCGTTGAGGCTGCGCTTGATATCGCGCATATCCTCGCGGATTTCCTCGCGCATCTCCTTGAAGTCGTCCTTGCGAACGAAGGTCTGCTCGGTATAGAGCCGGCCGTCATCGATCTGGCGGCGGATGCCGGCAAAGGCCTCTTTGAACTGGCCGACCAGTTCGCCAATCCGCGCATCATGGGTCTGCTCGGCGGCAGCCAGCGATCCCTTCATGTCTTCGATCCTTTCCAGGTAATCGTCGCGCAGCCGCTGCTCGCCTAACGCGCTATGCCGGCCCCATCGCCAAACGCCGACCAGGAGACCGGCAAAACCAGATGCCGCCGCGCCGATCGCTTCGATTGCGAGACGCGGCCATTCGAGATCAGGGGCAGCCATTGCGTCACCGCTTGATGATCCGCGCCACGTTCTCGAATGTGCGCTTGCCGAAGTAAAATGACATCACGAGGCCCGACCACATCGAGACATCGCCCTTGAGCGCGGGCGTCGAGCCCATGCCGAGAACGGTGTCCCAAATGATGCACTTCGCGAAGAAGACGAGAACGATGTAAAACGCGAGTTTCTCGGGCTCCCATGGATGGCCGATCTCGGCGGTCTTGAGCGCGCTATCGGCCTGAATCTCGATCTGCTGCGCGGCGATCTCCTTGGCCGCGAGATCGGCCGCGATGGTCTTGTCGCTCGTTGTCGCCGTCAGATGAAGGTTGTACGCCTGGATAAGCCCCGAGATGACGGGGCCGCCAATGAAGGACATGATCGAGAGCCACATCTCATTGCCTCCAATGCGCGGCGATCATGAAACCGACGACGACGCCGCCGAAGGCGCAGGAAATCATGAAACTCATGACGATCCGCTCCGGCCACTCGTTACGCTTGCGCGTCGAGAATCCACGACGATAAAGCAAGATCATGGATTCCGTCCGATCGTGCGCAGCCGCGATGCCAGCGTCACTGCCGCGATGCCCATCGCGAAGTAGCCGAGAATCTTCGGATCAGAAGAAAGCGCGCTGGTTACCTGATTATGCAGATCGGGATCGCCGAACGCGGCGGCGAGCGAATCGATGAATTGGACGAGCATGCCAAGGCCGGCGAGGAAGTAGCTCCATGCCATAGTCGCTGACTTGCCGCAGATCGCCCAGACCTTGGCCCAGAAGCCGTCAGCCTCCGCGTAGAATTTCTGAAACTGCGGCATCGCGGCGAGGACCGGGCGAACCCAGAAGGCATAGGCGCAGACCACGCCGGGAACGATAAGGATCAACCAAAAGATGATCATGAATTGCCTCGCTTGAAGAAGGAAAGGATGGCCCGAGCAATTGCGGCGAAACGGCCCGGCGCGGGCGATGGCGCCGGCTGCGCGATGATCGGTCCGGTCGGCGTAATAATCGGAGGACCCAGGAGGTCGATGCTCTTGTCGAGCTGGATCATTGCGAGCAGGAGCCCAGCGCAACCTGGCTGTTGATCGACCGCAGCGGGCTCGAAGACGCCATCGCGAATGAACTTGCCGGATTTATATTGATTGGTCCCGCTCCAGACATACGGCGATGGCAGGCCGCGCGCCGCATAGCCAAGGCCATTGTATTCTTCGAGCAAGGTAAGGAGCCCGCCGATCGACCAGTCGGTATTCCTCGCAGCATGCGGCGCGCAATTGACCAATGCATCGATCGCCGCGTCTTCCCAGGATGTGAAGGGGCCGCGCCCGGCCGGGACATGGACGGAGACCTTATTCCAGGGATCGCCCTGCGCGAGGCTCGCGCTCCAGCTCTGCGAGGACTCACGCTCATGAACGACCGCGATGAAATACCAGGGCACGCCAGTCTTGGCCGAGACGGATTGATAGCGCGACTTCGCGGAGGAGATGACAAGAGCGCGCGCAATATTGACGAGGCTGCGTGTCGGCTTCGCGACCATCCATCGGCTGGCATTGGCCTTTCTGAGCGCGATCAGATCAACCACGGCATCCCTCCAATGAAATGAGCGTTAACTCATTTCTTGAGGTATGTCACGGCTGATATGGATTGGGAGCCATGGTCCCGTAGGGCGTTGTTACCGCCGAGCGCAGGACAAACGGCCTCGCAGTTCGGCGACCGGGAACGGGATTGGCGCGGCCTGCCGGCGAATCCATCCGGATGTTTTCCGAGAGCCGGCCGATGCGCGCGCGGGTCATGTAGTCCCCGGCCTTCTTCGCGATATAGCCGGCGGCGGGGACAAGTGCGTGCCCGATCGGACCAAGCCCCATCGCATGGGTAAGATATTCGATCCCTGCCGCCGAGACGATGCCGGTCGCAGCCATCTTGCCGAGCAAGCGGGCTGAGTTGCGAATTGGATTGCCGGCGACGATGTCATGCATCATGGCGCGGTCATCGGCCGTAAAATTCTTGGCCCGCTTCGGGTTGGTCAAAATCTGTTTGACTTGCTGCCGCAATGCATTGTCGATGTTGGCGCCGGAGCCCGAAGACGCCGCATTAAGCTCGCCCTTGGAAAGCGCCTGTTCGATCTGCCGCGAGCGCGACATCGCCGCCCAATTGCCGCGACCTTCCTCGGCCAGTTCTGCGGCTTGCTGCGCGATACCGCGATGCGCGGGAATTGCGTTTTGCGGATTGGCGAGGAAGTCATCGATATGGTTGATGGCGGTGTTCGCTGCCTTCGCATCGGCGGTCAGTTTGCCGGTATGCGGATGGACTTCATCGCGGATTTCGTTGAGCGATTGGCGAACGCCTTCAATGTCGGAAAAATTGCGATTGCCGCCGGGAATCCCTGGCGTAAGCGGGTCCGGCAATTCCTTGATGCGGTTGAAGGTCCCTTCGGATTTATCTGCCCGATGACCCTTTTGCAGAAGGTCCCTTCGGATTTGGTCGCGCAAAATGACAAGGTTGCTCGGAGTATATTCGACGCCGAGCGAACGTGCTTGGCCGTAGGCATTATCCGCCGCTTGCCGGAGCTGCTCGGTCGTCTGAACCCCGCGCGACCGCATGATGTTCGCCGCCGTCGATGAAAGCTTGCCGGCGCCAAGGCCGCCAAGGAGGCTGCCGATAAAGCGTGCGGGACCTTCGGCGCTTTCCCCCTCAAGGGCCTGTCCGGCGGCTTCGGAGCCGGCTCCGCTTGCTGCCGCGCCAATGAGCTTGGCAGGAACGCCGCCGGGACCAATATAGCTCGCGGGATTTGCGCCGACCTCCGCGATCGAGCGGGCATACTTGCCATAGGTTGTTTCCGGCTTGTGAAATTCGCCGGTCACTCCCTCGATGCCATGACGAACGTCCTGCGACGTCGGGCCATAGGCGAGCGGCGCGGGCGCGATCTTGGAGGCAACATCCTTGATGGTCTGAATCTTCGATGGATCAACGCCGAGCGTTCGGCCGGCGATATCGGTGGCATGCGAGGCGAGATTTCGGAGATCGCCGGCCGCGCCGAGGAAGTTAGACATGCCCTGGCCGGCGCCGGCCGCACCGGAGGCTGCGATATCATAGCCGGTGCCCGAAGGCTGCTTGGCGCCCGCATTCTCAAATTCGTCATTGCCCAGGACCTTGGGCGGAGCGCCAAAGCTTTCGAAGTCCTCATTGCTAAGCGTCGGCATTATTGAATGATCTCCCAGCCGGTGCCATTCCAGCGTCCTTTAACGCCATGAGCATTGGTCTTGACGTCTCCGACCTGCGGCGGCGCGGCGGCGGCAGGAGCCCCGCCGGCCGGCGCTGCTGCTGGCGCCGTTTGCGCCGCTCCTCCTCCGCCGCCCCTGATCCGCTCAAGGGCACTCTTGGCCTCTGGCGAAAGAAACTCCGGCGGCTCCTGGCGCATGTTCTGGCGATAGGCATGCTGCAAGGACGTAATTCGCGCCCCGATCAGATCATCGCCGAGCAGTTTGATCACGCCCGCGAGCTGCGCTGGCGAGCCCTGATCGGCAATGTTCTTGCGCCACTCCTCGATGTCCTTCTCGGCCATCTGGCCGGTGCCGCGCAGAAGCCGCGCCGCGTCCATTGCCGCGACTTCGCGCACCGTCGCAAACTCCTTGGTGCGCGGATCGCCGGTCTGCGTCAGCCACCAGTTCTTGATGGTGTTCGCTGCCGGGTAGTTGGTATTGGCAAGCGCCATTGCCTTGTCATAGCTGGTCGCAAGATGCGGCAACAATTGATTGGTTGCCGTTAGCATCTTGCCGGCGGTCCCGTTAGTCGACAGATCGCCGTATTGCTTGTTGCGAAGGTTCCAGACCGTTCCATCGAAACCCTTGTCATAGGCATGCAGAAGCCTATCGACCATGAAGCGCTGCCGCATTGGGACATCGCTCAATTTCGCGCGGCCCTCGTCGATCGCGCGGACCATGTTAGCCGTGCCTTCATCGACCTGCGCCAATGCGGCGGGATTGACGTTGTCCGGAACGTTCTTGCCCGGCAGCCAACCTTGCGTCGGCGACGACGTCGGAGGAAGCGCGCCGGGATCGTCGATCGGCTTACCGGAGGCATCGACCGGCTTGAAGCTTCCGTCCGGCTGCAAGGAGCCGTAAGTGGTCATCGGCATCCCGGTCAATGGATCAACGCGCTGCCCCATCGGGACCGGCTTCTTCATCTCAAACTGCTGATATGGCGTCGCGCGAGAGTACTGATCCTCATGATGCTTGGCTTCGAGGTCCAGCCGGCGCGAGGCCTGCGCAATCGTCTCATCCTTCTGCGCCTCGCCGCGCTGCTGCTCCAGCGCCTTGAGGCCCATCAGACCGCCCTGCCCGATGTTGACCGCCGCGAATGGCGATGTGCCGCCGGCAATGCCCAAGCCCGCCGCCATCAGCGCCATCCATGGGCTCTTGGCGAACTTCGTCGAGCTATCCTCTTCCTTGTCATGCGGCGCGATGGCATCGCGATAGGTGCCGGGCGCCAACGCGGGAGCCTGATCGGCGGCCGGAGCGGAGAGGCTGCGCGAGGGATTAGCTGCGGCCTCGGCGGCTGCGGCGGCCGGCGCATTGCCCGGCTGCGCCGTTAGGCCCATCGCCCGATCCCGATCGGCACCCTCCGCCCATTCCTTCATCGCGGCATCGCCCGGCATTCGGACCGGATCGCCCGGATTGACGCTGCTCGACTCATCCGATGGGCCGCCCTTCATGCCGGTTGGCCATGGCTGATCGATTTGCGGATCGACAATGCCGCGCTGTGCCCGCATCTCCTGCCCGAGCTTGTCATATCCGCGCATGGTATCGGTTGGTCCGCCTACGGGTCCAACCGGCCATGCCTGATCGACGAACGGGTCGTCATCGGATGCGCCACCCCCGGCGAACTTCGGATTGACCATGCCGCCGCGCTTCAAGAACATGCCCGCGATCTTCATGACATCGCCGGCAACGGCGGCGGCATCGCCGCTGCCGCTCTTGCTTCCGCCACCGGCCGGCGGATTGAGATTGAGGTTCGGCATATGGACTTGCGCCGGAGCAAGCTGCTCCTGCGGAATAATGCTCTGCTGGTCGACATTGATCGGCTTGTCGTTAAGTCCCTCCGGGAGGCCGAACATGGGCGAGCCACCCTCGGCATAGCCTCCGCGCGCAAAGCCAGCGCCGTAATCCGCCGAGGTTAGACCTGGCAATGGACTGCTGCCGCTGCCGCCGTAGGCGTCGCCCTTCAAGGCGCTGCCGCCGCCATAGGATGGGCTGCCGCCGAATGCACCCGCGCCCCCGGCCGCGCCGAGGCCTGCGGTTCCGAGCCCGAGCAGTTGCGAGAACATCGATGGCGATGGGCTGGTCGTCGTGCCCTGCCCCGTCGTCGTTCCGCCAAGCGCGGGCGCCAGCGATCCCGTAATCCCGGCGAGAAATTGCGCTTGCTGATAGGGGAAAGCGGCCTGCGCGAGCTGCTGCTGATACGGCGAATTGAGCTGCGCCTGCGAAAGCTGTTGTTGCAAGCCGCCGGTCCCCAATTGCGCCTGTGCGCCCTGCAATGCGGCATTCTGCGCCTGGCTGCCGAGCGCAGCGGTCCCGTATCCCGCGCCCTGCGCTTGTTGAACGGCGCTATTCCAGAGGTTGGAATAGGTCTGGCCCGCCGCGAGTCCCTGCTGGTTGGCAAGGTTGCCCTGGCCAACCGCGATCCGATCGGCGCCGACGCCGCCCGCACTCTGCGCAAGGCTGGCATTGTTCTGCTGCTGCTGCTGGCCGAAGACGTTCTGCATCTGCGCAGTGACGGCATCGACCGCCGGATTGAAGAAACTCTGCGCGCCCTGCGGCGAAAAGAGCTGCTGCGCCTGATTGATGTAGGGCTGCGCCATGCCCTGCGCGTTGTTGACGTTCTGGAACGCGGTCTGTTGATCCTGGCTAAAGCCTGCGACCGGCGCCTGCGGAATGTTGAACGGAAGCTGCGCGGCGTTCTGCGCCTGCGTCAGCGCGCCCTGAATCTGAGACCCGCCAGCCGGGGTATAGGTCTGGTTCTGGTTGGTAGTGGTTGTATTGCTGCCCTTGCCCATCAGGCGAACGACGCGCTCGATGCGCTAGTCGCTCCCTTGCCGCCGTACATGAAGAAGGCGCCGACCGGCTCCAGCATCCGGCGATAGAGCCGCACCTTGGCCTCGGTGCGATGGCTAGAAATAATCCCGGTCATCAATTGCAGGCCGGTTTTATCGGTCTGCATCTTCATCCAATCGACGCATGCGCGCGCGTGGCCGGAGATGCGGCATTCCGGATCGACGTAAACAACAAATTCTTCGAGATGATGCTCGGTCGTGTACCAATACGTACCGATGGCGATGATAACGAGCGCTTCGAGCGAGCCGACATCCCCAATCACACCGATTGTCGGTCGAGGTCCCGTGTCGCTATCGGAGATCAACTCGGGATGTAGCGCGCGCTGAATCCACCAATCACACTTCTCCGGCGCGAGCGCGAACTTGCCATTCTCGCGATGGCCCAGGAGAAAGAGCCGCCAGATTTCCATATGATCCGCAGGCTTGGCGATGCGGACAATCGAGGGACACGCCATCGTCAGTCCTTTTTCGGCGGTTTGAGATTTTTGAGGGTCTTGATGTGCTTCTTGCGGGTCGAGACGACCCAATGGTCGAGCGCCTTATGGCCGTGATCGAGATCGCCAAAGCGCTCGACGATCTTGTCTGGCGGGATGACGATCTCGCCGCCCGCGACAATGATCGGCGTCGGCTTCGCGCCATGCTCCTCGCCGCCTTTCGCGAACTTAGGCGGCTTCCCTGGCGACGGCGCTTTCGGCGTCAGATTGAGATGCGCGCCCGGCGCCTTGCCGGCGGCATGCAGTCCGCCGAGCTGCGAGCCGTAAGGGCCCATCTTGAACATCTTGTTGACGATATTCGCCCCGGCCAACGAATTGCCTTGGCCGAGAGCTGCGACATGGTCCGCCGGTAGGACGTAGGCACCCCCATTGACCGAGATCGGTAGCTTGTCGGTCCGTCCCGGAACGTTGGAATGCAGAAAGCCTTCGTGAAAGAGCTGCCGCGAGGCATAGCGCTCGCCCATGGGCGTCGAGCCGCCATTGGCCCGGCCATACTCTCGGGCATTGCGCATCGCAGCCGCGACCGCTTGGTTCTGCGGATGTCCCGCATGGACCATCTCGGAAATATTCTCCGAGATCGCGGCTCTGCTTCCCGATTTGATCAGCGGCATGAAATGAGCATACGCTCATTTCTTTGCCGGTTCAATTACCCGGCGCGGATCAGCGTCAGGCCGCCGATATAGGCCGGTGGCAATTCCGAGACCAAAGTGCTTCCGGTATTATTCGACGTGAACGTGCCGGACATTGAGGTAACGTTCCCAAATGCCGTGCCGCCGATATGGGCGGCTCCGAGGTTGCCGCCGGAACCGGCATTGGTGTCGACAATGTTGCCCGAGGTGCCCGCAAGATTAACGCCGGGTGTAGTATTGACCGTTCCGGCCGAGGTGATCGTTGGAATCTGAGCGGCGATGAGCGTGATGGCCTGCGACCCTCCCGATGCTCCGACACTGCTGCCGCTAAAGCCGGTCGCCGCACTTGAAATCCGGCCAGTGCCGCCGTCGAGGACGAAACGCGCACGTCCCCGAGAATCCGGCAACGTCGTGCCGCCGATAACAACCGAGAGCGCCGGATAGGTCACCGCGCTGAAAGCGCTGCCATCGCAGTTGAGATACGGGGGCACCGTACAACCGGATACCCACGCCGGAACTGATGATCCGGCATAGTCAAAATATGAGCCAACCCGGCCGAGGTTCTTGAATTTAATGTTCAAACCATCATTGATGGCGTCAATAAACTCTCCCGGAGGAGGACAAATCGCCTGTGCTCCGGCGGCCGTGGTTTGAAGGGTTATCGTGAAGGCGCTTGACCCCGTGCAGCCATTATAAATCTCATAGCTCTTGGTGAATGAAGCGGGAAACGTGATTACGACGTTGCCGGTTAGCGTTGAGCCAAAGACGATCGTCTTGCTCTTGAATTGCGCGGCCGACAGCACAATTGGCGAGTTATTCAGCGGGATTGTCGCAATCGCGCCGGTCACAAGATCGATCACCGTCATATTGGAATTGACCGGAGTATCCCAGACGCCGACATCGTCGCCGCGCGCCGGTTCCTCAAGCTGAATATTTGGCGTAAAGGTCGAAACCATGGGTCACCTATTGCGGGTAGTAAGGGAACTTGACGGTCACGCCAGAGGAGAGGGCGACCAGCAGAAAGCCGGTCGCCTCCGATGAGGTGAATGTGATCGTTCCCAGGGTCGCAGGCGCTGCCGTCGAGGACGTCGTTGCCTGCGGAAACGTATTCCGGATCGTCGTATTCAGCGTCTGCATGGCTTGTACGCCCTGCTGTAACGTCTGAAGAATATCGCCCAGGCCGAATGCCATGGTTACCTCCTGCCCGACTGCGCATAGCGAAACCGGATGCGGCCGATCCGCCAGAACTCGCTCGATGCATTGCTCTGGATCAGTGCCGACATCAGCCGATTGCGGGCGCGAATATTGATGAACTCAGTCGATTGCGTGATGTCAAAGGGCCCATAGACCATGGGCGTATCGCCGGGATAGTTGACACCGAAGAAAGTGATGTTGATCGTCGCATCCGGTGAACCGGAGCGCAGTCCGAAGACGAAATCGGGAATGATCATGTCGATATATGGAATCTCCTGTCCCTCGCCGATCGTCCACCAGCCGGTCTGAAACGATGGCAGCCCGGCGCCCGTAATCGCGGTCCCGTTCTCGTGTTGCACGAGCTGACCCGAAGTATCGACACCGATCGGCATCCCGAGGATCGAGACATCAGTCCATGCAGTTCGCGAAAGCAGGCCGTAATCCCATTCGTATTCTTGGCCCTCGATATGGACCTTGACATAGGAATCGTTTTCGCCGGTCGAATTGGCCGAGGGGTAGAACCACGCAATCTCATTGAAGGCGGAATTGACCGCGACGCGGACCTTGCGCTGGTTCGTCGCCGATAGATTCTGGAAGACCTGATCCCATACCGTGCAGGGCAACGGAACGACGCCCGAGGCGCCGAGCGTGAAGAAGTTATTGTTGCTCATCCAGAATGGCGTTCCCGCGAGGATGCCGCAGGCATGCGATGAAATCCAACCGCAGCCATTGCCGACGCGGGTAAAGTTGAAAATGACCACGCCGCCGACATAGGTCATGGTCCAAACGTCGACATCCGTCGAGATCAGGCCTTGCTGCGGGGCCTGAATCCCGCCGACGATGGTCGATCCGGTCGGCAAATGGAACGAGCCTGCCGAGGTCTGGTTGCTGACGGTCCAGTTGGTATAATCGGCCTGATTTGACCAACGCACGACCAGCGGGTCCTGCACTCCCGTTGATTCCGTCGAGGCCCATGCGACCAAAATCTGCTGCGGCATCGAGATGAAGATGCCGCCATTGAAGAACGGCGCCTGATTAATGACCTGCGCATTCTGGAAACCGAAATCCGGCGCCCATGCATAGATCGGCCCATTGAAGGGACAGGAGAGATAGACCTCGCCCCAATTGTCAGTTGTCCAATCGGTCGCCGTGATCGGCGTACCAGGGACGCCAACTGCCGCCGTTCCCGTCCCGAATCCGCCCGAACCAAAGCCGCCTGCGCCGAAGCCGCTGCCGGCCGGCAGCGGTCCCAAAGTGACGTAGTAGACGATCTGCGCGAGGCTCGCGTTCATGGTCGCCTGCGCGGTCGTTGCGGATTGCGTAACCGCCGTGATCGTGAACTGCGTCGAGTCGATGATGGTCGAAATTTGGTACTTGCCTTGAACGAGGATGCCATTGCTGCTCGTTCCGACCTGCGTCGGCGCGATGAACTGCTGGAACAGGCCCGAGATGATCGGGAATGCATTATTCGACAGGGTGACGGTGATCGTTGCCGAGCCGTTGGTAATATTGAAGATCGGGAGCTTGCCGCTGGAGATGACGGTCGAGGTCGAATTGGACGGCAGCCGGATGGTATAAATCGTCGAGCCCAGAACCGAATTGATCGGGTAAGCGCCATTGAGAAGATAGGCGCCGATCGCCACGGGCGTGTTGAAATAGATGGTATTGAACACGCTGGCGTTGGCGCCCCCGTCGACCACTGTCACCAAATTACTGCCCGACGAGATCGAGAAGTTCGGTGCCGGGTTCGTGATCGTCGTTTGCGGCGTAATATCCGTAAATGATCCGGCGGTCACGACGCCAAGGCTGGCCGTCGCGGCGACGCCGAGATGCTTGACCCCGTTGATGTCCTGCCACGGATGCAGATCGCGCACGGTCGAGGGGATCGTCGTATTGATATAGTTGACCCAGCCGCCGACCGTCTGGATCAGACTCTCCTTGTACCGAATGAGCTGCGACTGCGAGACTCCCGCGCTGTTCGCCGAGAGCGTCAGTTGGGTATCGACACCTGGCTTCAATTGGATCGCGCCCCAGGCCATGTCAGGTCCTCGGCGAGGTCGTCTGCGGCGCCGGCTGCTGGCTGGTCCAGCCCTGGCTTTCGAACTTCATGCGCGCGCTATCTTCGTTCATCGACTTCATCAGATTCTGGTACTGGCCTTCCCAACTCTGCGACATCTGCGGATTGTCGCTCTGCGCGCCGAAGTCGCGCATGAAGCCGGTCGCGAAGATCATGCCGGCCGCGATCATCAGTTCGGGGATATTCTGCGTGAGCCATGTCGATGAGTTGCTTGCGGAAAGCGGGCTCGGCCTAATCGTCGCGATGACCTCGGTCCCGTAAGGCTGGTCCGGCGCAGGTCCCAAGATGATCTCGGTATTGCCTAGGCGCGTAAAATAAGTCGGCTGGCCGCAATTGGATGACGCGGCGGATGGATAAATCGCATCGACCACGGCCTGCGAAGTCGGCATCAGAGGAATGCGGGTCGCGAACGAGGACGTCGCTCCCGCCGAGCTAAGCAGGTTGAGTGTCGTAATAACCAGAAGCTCGCCCTGCGTGGTCGACAGGTTGATCAGCCGGACGCCGGATGAGCAGATGACGCTGGTATCGATGACGCTGACGACCGGCAGATCAAGCTCGCGATAGAGCCGGCCCTCGGCATAGTCGATGATGCCGGGCATGATGCCGGCAAAGTTATTATCGCCATTGACGAGAACGGTCGACGAGATGACGGTCAGCGCCGCGATCTCGGAGACGAAAGAATTATATGTGAGGCTCATCGTCTGTCCTCAGATGTCGTTCGGCGCAGCATCGGAGATCGCGATCGAGAGACCGGCGACGCCGACACTCGAAAAACCATCGCCTTGCAGGACGAACCGATGGAATTGATAGGCGGCGCCGATCGTCGTGTTGACCGTTAAGCTCTCGCCGACCGTCCCTGCCGTCTGCCCGCTCGAAAGCGTGGTCCAGTTGACGCCGTCCGGCGAACCTTGAAAGAGAAAGCCGGTCGCACCCGCGCGCAGGAAGGCCTGATCACTTGGCGCATAAGCCGCAAACCCGGAGACGACATGGGTCTGCAATGCCAAGGTCGACGGCGTTGTAATCGTGACGCCGCTCGGATTGACGTTCCAGTTCTTGCCGATGGTGTTCTGGAACGACGAGATCGAGATCGAAAGCGCCGCGCAGGCCGCCAACCGCTTATTGACGAGCGGCTTGGTATTCGGCGCAAAGAGCGCAGTGACCGATGTCGAGTTGACCGCCGAGGATTGGCCATTCCAGAAGAATGCGGATTGAAGTCCGGCGTTATGAATGAGGTTGCCGATATTGGCGCTCAAGCTTGAGGCCGGCGTAAAGACTTCGGCAACGTTTAGGCCGAGCGCCGAAACCGGGTTGTCTGCCGCCGCGTAATTCTCCGGTCGCGCGTTGGCGACCGGAATCGGGTCCGGCGGCAGGACGATGGTCCGGCCGCTCTCCTGCGGCACGTCAAGGCAATCCGCGCAGACGAGAATGCGCAGGTTGAAGAGGCGCGGGCCCTGAAGCCAGTCATTCTGCCATTGCAGATCGTCGAGATTATAGACAAAGCCGCAGCGGTCGCAGACGCCGAGCGCACGGGGATGGCTTTGGCTTATCTGGGCGCGGCCATGCGGTCTCATCGGCGGTAATACCCCGTCAGACCCGGGGTCACATACATCGCCGTCCATTCGGTATCGTCGGTCGCAGCGATGCTCCAGGCTTCGTCGCGGTCCCCCTTGCGCTGCGCCTCCAGCTCCGGCCGATAGATGCGCGCCAAGCGATGCGCGAGATCGGCAGTCACCGCATCGAAGAAGCGATACGGCAATTCCAAATTCTGGCCGTTGACGATACCGGCGTCCTGCACTTGGCGCGCGCGGTAATAGAAGAAGTCGTAAGGGAATGCGCCGTCCGGGACGAGATAGAACGTGATCGTCGGCGAGATCAGCCGATCGAACCAATATTGCGAGGGAAAGCCTTGTGTTGTCTTGACCGAGATCGCCGCGTACTCATCGCGGCTAATCGGAAACATATAGCGGTCGAGCGCCGGATTGGTCGAATAGCGCACGTAGGCCGAGAGGATCATGCGGGTCTCGGCGGGGATCGCATAGGTCGCCGAGCCCTGGACAAGCGGGATCGATTGCAGATCGATGGTCCAGAGGTTCTGCCCCGGCATCGTATTAAAGCGGACCAGCGCGAGATTCAGCTCCATGACGGCGCGCTGCATCTGCGTCTGCTCGATCTCGGAAGGCCGAATCTGGATGCGATCGAACGCATTGAGGATGAAGTCGCCGCCGGACGGCGAGAAATTGTAATTGCCGGAGGTTGTGACGATCGGGTTGAAGAAGGTGCTCATTGGGTCAACCTCAATGTTCCGGTCGATCCTGGCGCACCGGTAACTTGTCCGGGCGCCGTGGCTGCGAAGCTCGACAGGCCGGCCGCCGCGACGCTCGACGCCCAGCTCGCCGTAAAGAACGAGCCAGCCGCCGACATATTGAGCGCCACGGAAACGGTCGCGAGGCTGTTGCTCGACGGCGGATAGGTGACTGTCAGCGTTGCCGACGTCGGCACGGTCACGGCTTGCGAGGTGTCATAGAACACCGCCGTGAATACGATTTGACGTCCCTGGGGTGCGCTGAACGGCATCAGAGCGCTATAGCACGGCGGCTCAAAGAAGTGAATGATCGCTCATATGATTGAGATCGAGATGCTCACGCTGGCAATCGGTCCGCCGCCGAATGTCGGGCTAACGCCAATCTCCGCTGCCGGGAAGCTGGTATCGATAATGCCGATCTCGGCCGAATTGGGCCGATTGAAGACACTGACGCTCGCCAAAAGCGCATCCTTGGTCTCCGTCGCATGAAGGATGGCGGTGATATTTGGATTTGGCCGGAGCTGGACCGGTGCGCCAGAGAATTGCTGCCATGGCGCGCGCAGGCCGCGCCGGAAGCGGACTGGCTCCGCGAGCGGGACATCCCATGCCATGATGTTGATCGGGATGACCTGCGTATCTTGCGCACTAAACTGGATTTCGCCGGCCTTGAGTCCGCGACGGAAACGCGTGGGCTCGGTCAGCGGAATGAACCAGCCGAAGGGCGTAACCGTCGTCGGGTTCGGCGAATATGCTTCGAATTGCTGCTGGCCCGCATTGAGCCCGCGCCGCGAACGCAGCGCCGGGATCGAAAGCTCTTCAAACCATGAGAAGGAGACGAACGGGAATGGATCGGACAGTGCCGCAAATTGCTGAAGGCCAGCACGCAAACCAGGGCGAAACCGGACCGGCTCGGAGAGGGCAACGAACCATTTGTCAGGCGAAATGACTTCGGCGGTGCCAGTGCCGACTTGGCCGATCGTAAACTGGCCGATGGTGCCAAGGCCGAGCATGTTGGATCAGAGTACCCACTCAATAATGACGGCACCCGCCGTGCCTGGCGATCCAGCCGTTGCTAAAAGGAATGCGCCCGCGCCGCCCGCGCCAAATCCGACCGCAAGCGTCGGGTTTTGAGCGACATTGAGCGATCCAGGAATGGCGCCATAGCCGAGTGGGTTCGATCCGCCCGCGCCGCCAACTCCGAAGCTCGCGGCAGTTGACCAACCCCGGCCGCCGTGCTGGCCCGAGATAGAGAATGTAAACGGTCCGGTTGCCGTGCCGCTCGAACCACCCTCTGCGCCCGTCGTACCCGCAGCCGTATTTCCAGCGCCGCCGCCTGATCCACCCGCTGTAACGCTCACAGGAGCACCGATGATTGTATCACCGCCGCCGCCGCCAGCACCGCCAGCGGCGCTGCCAGCAGCGCCCGCCGCGCCAATCGTTATTGCAATCGCAAGCCCGGCTGGGACGCCGGTAAATGTACCTTCGCAGTAGACGCCAGCCGCACCACCGCCGCCGACCGCGCCCGCGCCATTCGTGCCGCCGCCGCCGCCGCCGCCTCCGACCATGCGAAATTTAAAGACGGTGCTTGTCGTTGTGCCGATCGGCGTCGTAAAGGTTCCGGTTGCCTGGAAGACCTGCAAATGAACCGCAAAGCGGTTGCGCTTGACGGCCCGCGAGCCCGGGGTCCTAAACATCAGAAATCCGCTGCCGTCACCACGACACTCACAAATCCGCCGGTAGTCGGGATGCTGCTCGTGATCGTGATATTAAGCGTCTGCGCGCTTGAGGCGAGAAACAGATACGGATTGCCATCACCATCGATCGCCTGGAATGAGCCCATCAGGGTGCCGGGGGCGAGCGCGCCGTTGATGCCGGCATTGGAGACCAACTGGACGGCATTAAAGACAAAATTGGTCGCCGCCGAATTGATCGCGCCAAGCAGATTGATGGTCGCAGTCGAACTGTTGACCGCCGAGATCGCGGTGATTTTGGAGCCGTTGGCGCCCCCGGTATAAGCGGTGACGAAAGTGCTGGCCGTCGCCGTAGTCGTAAACTGCGTAACTCCAACATTGGGTTTCTGCGGCAGAACCGGAGAGCTTTGAACAGCCATCAGACGCCTCCATAGGCGGCATGCTGCGCCGTGTTAATGGACCAGAGATTCTGAGCGGAGGGATCGCAAAAGACGTTGCAGGTCGAGGAGAGGCCCGAGAGCGCGATGGCCGCGCCGGCATTGGTCGAGGAGTAAATATTCTGCCGGGTAAGAATGCCGCCGCTGATCGGACCCGATCCCTTTTCGCTATTGGCGCCGTCATTGATGGAATACTCGATGACCGTGCCATCCACGCCGCCGGCTCCGGAGAACGTCAGAAATCCAGAGATCGCCGGCCCGAGCGTCGCCGGGCCTGTCCCGGCGCTGGTGCTTGAAACGCGGAAAAGATTGAAGACCTGGGCCATGGCTCACATCCCATAGGAGCGCAGCGCACGGTCGCGCCGTTCGGCGATTTCAAGTTGCTTGAGCCACGGCAGGCAGCCCTTCGGCGCGCAGGCCGGGCAGACCATCTTCATGCAGTTGCGGCACATCGAGCCCAGCTCCTCCGGGATCGCGCCGGGTTTGACATGAACGATGCGGTTGTCATGCGCGCAGGTATACGTATCGAACTCGTGCAAGCCCTCGCCGAGGCTTTCGCACCGAATGCGATCGAACTTCGCGCGGGTCGGCTCCGGCGCGATGACCGTTGCGTATCCGCCGGGATTTCTCATTCCGAGAGCCAGACCGTTGCGGTCGCAGTCGAGGTGTAGCCACCCGACCGCGTCCTGAGCGCGAACCCGTTTCTTCCCGTCGCCGATGAAGCGGCGGGATAGATCAAATTGGAGCCGGGATTGACGACAAGCCGGTACGTGGCGCGCTGGTTGACGCCGAAATACCATTTCTCGGTCAGCGCTCCGATGCCGACCTCGGCAGTCGAATTGATCTGGACGGCGGCCTGAAAGTTGAAGTCGGATTCGTCGAGCGCAAAGGTCGAAGAGAGACTCGAAACGAGCGTTCCCGTGATCCCCGAGGGCGTCGTGCCCAAGGTGACCATGCAGATATCCCATTCCATGAAGTTGTCGGCCGGAACGCCATTGGTACCGATCTGCCAGTCGTACCATTGGCCCCGGCGATAGCCGCCATTGGCAAAGGTCGCAGTCGATGCCGACGAGTTGCCGGTAACGATCAGCGATTTATAAACCGCCGTCAGATTCTGCTGGACGTTGCCGCCGCCGATCGCGGTCGAATTGGTCACGTTGAAATTAGCCATGGCGAGGTTTCCCCTGACGCTTGGTCGGCGATGGTTGGCTCATGGCCTGATGCATCTGCGCGAGCTGGCCATGGGCCTGCCCGAGCTGGGCCTTGAGGACATTGTTCTCATAGGCGATCTTGCCCATGTCATTGGCGACGCCGGACCAGATGCTTTCGAAATAGTCGAGGTCTTCCTGCGCGCCCTGGAGATAGGTGATCGAATTGTTGAGCTGGTCGCGCTGCTGGACCATGCCGCCGATGCGGCCCGCAACCTCTTGCCGGCGGGCCAGAATCTTGCGGCCGAACGGCGTCGAGTCGACATAGGCATAGAGCGGCGGCGACTGCATGATGTCGCTCTCATGCGGCGCCGAGACCTTGACCCCGCGCCGCTGCGCCATATGCCGGAAGAAGTAGAACCCCGGGCGTTGCCGGATGTACTCATCCCGGCTCGCCATATCGATGCCGTAGAGCGCGATCTCGGCGGCGCCCATCTTCATCGCGAGCGCCATCATCCAGGCGAAGCTCGATGTGAAGAAATCATCGCCGAACTCGGCGACCAATTCGTCTTTGGGAAAGATCATCGCCTGCGGGACCTGGCTCTGGTCCTGCATATAAATCGGGAACTTCTGCGCCTTGAGCCATTCGATATAGGGCTTGCCGTAGCTCTCATGTTCCGGCCAGAGCAGATTGCTATGCAATTCGAACCACAGATCGACCCTCGGCAACTGGTTCATGTTGCCGGGCGAGCAGCCCCAGATTTGCCAGCTCGGATCATTGTACGGCGCCAGCATGCGCGAGGACGGCGCGGTCCCGATCAGGGCGATCTTGAGCGGCCCGGCAACGGCGGCCGGAGTTGGGGTATGAACCGCCCCGGCCGCCATGCCGATCGGGGCTGGCACTTCCCCCTCTCGCGTCGGCTCATGCGCCGGCATGATATGTAGCGCGGCGCCATTGGCCTTGATCCTATCGGCAAAGTTGGGAGTCAGAAGTGTCATTAGTTTCCCGTGATCGTTGCAGCGGTCAGCGCAATGGTCTGGCCGGCGATGATGAAATTGCTCGGAGACATCGCGATATCGGCCGATGAGCCGCCGACCGTCAGGCCGGAGATGACAATCGTCCCGGTCGAGTCCTCGACGCGCGCGGACGTCGCCGGGCCAGTGCCGGCGGCGGCGGGATCGATCAGGGAAAGCCCATTGAAGGAGAGGACATCAGCCGAGACGATGCCGCAGGGCCGCGCGAGCTGGAATGAGGAGATGACGGCACCCGCGCTCAAAAGCCGCAAGAAGCCGCTTCCTCCGCCCGCATCAATGGCGTTCGCCACGATCTGAAGGCGGGCGTTCTCGACATTGAGATTGTAATTGACAGACAAAGGGAGCCCCCACAAGAAGTGAGCGCTCCCTCATAACATTGACGGCCCCTCCAATCAATGGAGGGGCGATGCTTAGCTGACGGTCGCCGCGATATCGACGCTGGTCAGAACCTGCGGCACGGAAGTGACCGTAACATCAATCGATGCCGAGAAGCTGACGCCGCCGACCATCAGCGAGACGCTTACGGTATCGCTGCCGGCCGCGATGGCCAATTCGCTGGCGGTCAGGCCACTCGCCGCCGGAGTCAGTGTTCCCGTCGCCGGAGTAATATCGCTCCAGATCGGCGCGGCATCGGGGACCGGCGTTACGAACATTGGATTGCCATTCTGGTCCAGGAAGACCAGGGCGAAATCGACGGTATGACCGACAGTCAGGGTGACATTGCTCACGTAAATTCTCCTATGATGATGGCGGTGATGATGCCGGACGAAGGCGACCACAAGAATGCTCGTGAGACGCTGCCGGCGATGATGACGATGACGGTTCGCCATTCGAGACCCGAACAATTGCAGGAAGAGCCAACGAAGCAGGTTATGCATCGTTCCTCTTTAGCCGATACCATCCTGCATTGACACTAGCGTGACACGCGCGCCTGCGCTCGATTGCGAATTGAGCGTAAATCGATAGGCCGCAATCGGTCCGATCAGCGGCGTGGTCGTCGTCGAGCCCATCGAGAAGAGCGCGTTGCTCGATCCGGTAAAGATCGTAAATGGCGTCGGCAGAGAAGAAATCGGCGATGGATAGGTATTTGTCGGGTCTTCCAGGGTGACATCAATAAAGTAGCTTGATCCGCCCGAGCTGATGACCGCGAAGCTAATCTCCTGCGGCGTGCATTGCCAATTGACTACCTTCCAAGGCGATGTGCCGGTCGACGTCAATGTCACGTAGATCGGCTGCATTAGTGGTGCATCCCCTTTAGGGTCTTGGCCAGCGAGGCCATCTTGCGCAGGCGCGGGCTGCCATGGGCAGCCTTGGCCATCTTCTTCGCCGGGATTTTCTCGCCTTCGGGGACGCCAAGAGCGCGGTGCAATGCGCCCGGATGCTTGATCGCGCCAGAAATCCAATGACCGCCGGTCTTACCGCCGGAAGCGAAGCTTACTTCCCGCGAGCCCCGACGAAAGCCCCGCCACCCGAGACGTCGCCCTTGCCGTGGTTCGCCGGATGATCATTCATGCCGCCGCCGCCGGCCGAGGAGAACGGCGACTTGTCCGCGCCGATGCCGCCGCCGCCTGCCTTCTTAATACGAGCCGGGGTTCGGCCGCCGGATGCGAATCCCATGGCCTTGACCTTGCCGCCGGTCTTCTTCTCTTCGGCTTCCTTGACGACGTTTGATCCCTGTCCGCTGTAGACGGTCCGGCCGCCCTTGGCGAATTTCTTATGACGATTTGCCATATCCAAACTCCTTATGCGGTGACCGACTGAAGCGCCTTGAGGGTGACGGCGCCGGTTACGGTCGTGGTCGAAGAAAGCCGCAGGCCGCCGAGCGGCGACAACATGGTATAAGTCGCGCCAATATTCAGGTCGGCGTTCGACGAGATGATCGCCGATGAAAGGTTTGCCCAGACCAGCGTCGTTCCCGGCACGGTCGGATCATCGAGGGTATATTGAGCGAAGATGTTTGCGCCCGAAGAGCCCGAGGCGACGGTTACTTGGATGGTCGTCGACTTTGGAACCGGGTTGAGCGTGATCGCAGTCGAGACGCCGAGCGACGAAAGGGTGGTTGTCTGAGCCATATGCTAAGCCTCTTAAGTGCTATAGACCGCGAGCCACTCGGTCTCATTCAAGATTTCCGCCGCCGCCGTCGCTGCGCGGCCATTCAAGACCGTAAAGCCCGGCGAGAACGCCCCGAGCGTCAGAGGAAGTTTGAAGAAGACCACGATCATCGCGCTTGCCCTTAGCTGGTCGGATAGGTGCCCCAGAGATGGCGCCAGTCGTAGTACGTCGGGATATAACGCTGGTAGCCCTTCACGAGCAGGTTGTCGGTCGAGAACTCGACGCTCATGTCGGTCTCAAACGGCTTGCGCTGGAAGAACACGAGGCCCGGGATGTTCGTCAGGACGAACCAAGCGAACGACGAGGTCAGGTAGTCATAGACCATGTAACCGCCCTTGAAGGACTGCTCCATTTCCTTGACCGCGTTGATGTCGTTCGTTCCCGTGCCTACGCGCAGCTCCGAGCGGAACAGACGGGCTGCGATCGGCTCCAGGTTAGCCGGAATGATGAGCTTCTCGCCGCGCGCGTGAATCTTCAGGCCGGCGTAGTTCTTCCACGTCGAGCGGATGGTGATCGCGGCATTGAGGAGCGTCGTCTCGTTCAAAGAGACGTCCGGCGACGGCTGGTTCGCGATGGTCGTTCCGTCGATCGGGTGCGCCGTATTGATCAGTGAGACCTGATCGCCCTGGACCGCCGGGTTAAACGTCGTTCCCGTGTTGAGGACGTTGCCCGCGTAGACCTCTTCGGTCTCCTTGAAGGCCTCCATCAGGCCGTCATTATTCGGGCCGAACTCGGTCTTGTACAAATTGTCATCGATGGCGGGACGGGTGATCGCGTACATCAACCCGATCTCAAAGTGCTGCGCATTGTAGATAAAGCGCTGCCCCATGTTGTTGTCGGTCGCGGTCGGGGCGCCCTCGTTCTTGACCTGCGCATAGCCGAGGAAACGAACGGCGGCACGGCGCTCAAGCGCCATGTTGCTATCAATGGACTTGAAGATTTTGGTCCATTGCCGCTCGATCATCGGATATCGGCCGTCGATACCCCAGAGGCCCGGCAGGAGGAGGTCCTTGATTTGCGAAAGTGCTACGGGCATTTAACGTGCCTCCTTACGAGCTACGAGCCGTCAGATTGAGACGGTCACAGTTGTTGAGGCGGACGACGAGGATGTTCGCCGGGGACGTGTTGTCGGTGCCGTTGATGAAGGGCGTCGTTCCCGCGCCGGCCGGACCGGCAGCGCCACCTGGCGGCGCATAGGCCGAATAGAAGTCAACGAGACGCCACGGCAGAGATGGATTGGTCGATCCGGCGGTGCTCGAAAGGAGCTGGGCGTTCGAATAGCCGGTTGCGGCGTTGCCGGTCGACGACGTCGCCGTCATGCCGATGTTCATGCCGATGAAGGACGAGGTAATCGCGGCCGAGGTCGAGCCCTGCGCAATGAAGAGCTGATCTGGATAATCGATGATGTAGGCCTTGATATCGCCGGTCGAGCCGGTCACCGAGCCGTTATAGAAGTTGCTCCAAACCACGCGGCCGGCGGCTGGCTGGAATTGATAGCACCCTTGGAAGACGCCTCGGATCAGGCTGATGCCAGAGGTCGCTGCGGTCACATAGGCGCCGGAGTTATTCGTGCCGCCGCCGCTCGACGTGACGACCGCATCGCCACGAAAGACAAGGTTGGCATCGGTCGATGCGATCCATACCGGCGTAAGACCTTGCGTCGTTACGGCGCCGCCAGCGGCGTCATAGGTCTGGAAACCTTGGGTCGGATTGTTAAGCGTATTTGCCATGGAGCGGCTCCAAAATGCGACCATCCGCGACAATCGCGATCTTGGTCATCATCTGAGCCCCCACAGCGCGCGGAGGATGTTCATTGGAACCAGCGCGGCCCCAATAAATGAGCGATACTTCATTTCTTTAAGAGATGCAATAGGGCAAAGAAATGCCGCCCGTAGGCGGCATTTCTTCATCCTCGCCACTTCGAGCGGAATCAATCCTGAATTTCGATCCGCTCAAAACTCTTCTTGATCGAATTGCCGGCCCGCGCGCTCGGGTGATCGGCGCCGGTAACTCCCGGGATGCCACGACCAAGCTGCTCCTCGACGACCTGCAACGGCCGGCGCGCTTCGCGATGGTTGGCCATCCGCGATTTGGCATCAAGCTCGACCGGGCGGGCGACCAGCATGCAGTCATCGACGCCGATAACCTCGTCCTGGCCCTTCGGCATGAAATGGCCATCGAGAATGCCATCGAAGTCCGATTGATGGACCGGGGTCCAGCCGCCGCGCGTCATTTTCGAGACCTCCTGCGGCGTCTCCATGCCTCGGATCGAGCGGGTGATCCATTGCAGGGCAATCCCGTCCCGACGTAGCGCCTCAATGATGTGGTCGGGCACCTTCAACCGATCGACGCCATCCTCGCCGACGCCGACAAAGTCCTCGCTTTCCCAGTTCGGCCGCGCCTTCATGCGCGAAAGCATGGCCTTGGGCTCGGCGCGATCGGCGGCTGCCTTGACATCGAGCTTGCCGCGCGGCTTGCCCTTCGGCCAACCTCGGCGCCCTTTTAGGGGAACATGAGGCTCGGCGATATCGACCTTATTTTCCGAAACGGTCATCCTGTTTGCTCCGTCGTTTGCCGGTATTCGCCATTGGCGCGCATGCGATGGAGCTTCTGAAGGTTCAACGCGTAGAGCCGTTCCTTCTGCTCATCGGTCATGTCGCTTGCGGTGAAGCTCTTGCGCGCGATCTCGCGCTGCTCCGGGGAGAGGGTAATGCTCTTGCTACTGCGCTGCCCCGATGGGTTCGGAACATCGCGGGAAACGGGCGCGGACACTTGCATGCTCCTTCGCGGCTGTTGGGGGGGTGGATTGTCCTGCGCGACCGGCGCCTCCTTGAGGCCGAGCTGCACGTCAATCTCGTCGAAATATTCCTTAGAGAACTCCGGGATATTCTTGACGTTGACGAGGTACCCGTGGAGCGACTGAATCTGGCGATTTTTCTGCGGATCGCTCCAATAGTCCGGATGAGCGCGCAACCAGGTCCGGGCATCGCCGGGCAAATTGCTGATCTGCGTTTCGAAGTCCGGCGCCGTCTGCCGGCTCGGCTGCTGCGGCGCCGTCTTCGCCTGCTCTCGCCGCTGATCGAACGCGCTCTTGTTATCTTCGAGCCGGTCAATCCGGGCGGAAGCGCGGGCCATCGCGCTTTGCGCATCGCCGGCCGCCGCCCAATCGCCGACCGAGGCCGACGCGGTATAGAGTGCCTTGGCCTGCTCAAGCGCGCCCTGCTCGGCGGCAATTGCGGTCAGGACCGAATTATATTCGGCATCGACCCGATCGCCGCGCTCGCGATGCAGCTCCTCGTCGCGCTCCCGGAGAAGCCGGTTGGCCTCATCGGCGCGGCGGTTTGCTTCCGCGACATTGCGTTGCAGCTCCTCGGCGCGTTGTGTTGCCTCCAATGCCTTCTTGACGGCATCGTCATCGGCCGGCGCAGGCGCCTTCTCCGGCGCAAGCTCGATTTCGATCTCGGCCGGACTATCGTCTAGCTCGATCGTAACTGGTTGATCCGGCGCCGAGTCGACAACAATCTCGACGGGATCATTGGGCGCTTTGCGAAGTTTTGGCATTAGCGGGCTCCGCTCGTTTCCATCATCGGATTGGCGACACGGGCGCGCAGTTTGTCATAGGGGACAAACCGGCAAGGGACGCCATTGAGCTGGACCGGCCAGCCATCCTTGATCGCAAAGACGACCCAGGCCCCGACCTCGGCCATGTCGCCGCGCTCGGCCGGGTCTTCCCAATCGCCGAAAGCCAATGGGCCGCACTTGAGGACGAGGCCGACCTTGCCCTGATATTCATCCTCCTGAATATTTTCCTTCGGCCGATAGATGCCGCCAGCGGTCTTTTCCGGTCGGATGAAGACGCCGACCAGGACAAGGTCGCTGTAGACATCAATGCCATCGAGATCGCCGATCGCCGCGAGGATGGCTTTCCTCGGGTCGAGCCCCTGGGCGATCTGTTCAATCTTGGACGCACTAGCGATCGGCATCAAAATCTCCGCTCAATTTGTAATCTGCCTCTTCGCTCATCTTGAGCGCGGCATCGAGCCCCCGAATTTCTCCGACCATCTCGCGATACATGCTATCGAGCACGCCGCCGCTGATCGCATCGACCAGCCTTTTGCGCTGCACCGCGATCAGACTTTCGAGCACGCGCGAATGATGGCTCTTGATCGCCGCCATTAGGTATCGATCTTGGCGGCGCGGATGATCGCGCGGTCGCGCTCGATCGCGCGCTTCATTTCCGCGTATTCCTTTTCACCATGCATCGCGTCCCACATGGCCTCGCGGAGGTCCCGCAACTTGGTCTCCATGGCTCCATGAGCCGCATCGACATCGTTGATCGCGAAACTGAGATTGAGCAGTTTGCCTTCATGCTCGACTTCACCGCGAATAATGATCAAGTCCGGCCACCAATCGCTCGGCATAGTCATTATTTGCGCTTTCCTGCCTTCTCAAGCCGGCCCTCGCCGGTCAGCGCGCCAGCCGTCATGCCGCCGCGCGCATAAGAATTGGCATTGGCGCGCGAGGACCACTTGTCGAGATTGTCCTTGGTCGCCAAGCCTGAGATGCGACCACCTTTTGCCCGCATCGGCATCCCCGGCGGCATTCCGGGAGCGCCGCCCGGCGGCGGCATTCCTGGCGGCATGCCCGGAGGTCCGCCGGGGCCTGCGCCCATCGGCAAAGGAGGCGGGCCGCCCGGAGGAGGCGGCCCGCCAGTTGGCCCGGCCGTGGGAGGAGTCATACCTGCCGGGTGATGGGGAACGACGATCGCGATGTTGGTCTGGTGGCCCTTCTTGCCGCCCTTGACCTTGCCGCCGCGCGCATAGCGCTTCGGGGCAGAACCGCCGGAGCAATAGTTATCGTGGTTCGCCGCCGCTGTCTTGGAAGTGACCTTTGAAAACGCGTTGCCCTTGGCATGCGTTTTTGCCTCTTCTCCGTGCTCTTCGAGAATCTTGTCGACGCGACGGTGCGAGACTTGGTGCTCGCGGTGCATGTGGTGCGAATGAGCCATTGTTACTTCCTCACATTGCCGAGGTTGGAAATTTGCCGAGCAGGCGCGGCGGTCCACTCCTCGACTGGCTTCTGCCCGGCGTCGTCCTGCGATTTGTACTTGCCGTAATCTTCCGAATAGCGCGCGTTAGCGCGCTCCTGGCCGGTCATAGCTTCTTGAGCGAATGGATGTGCCATCATTTGCCTCCTGCCGGTTTCGGCTTTGGCTTGTTCATCTGCTTGACCTTGGCCGCCGCGAGTTTCTTGCTCGCGTCGAGATCGACCTCATGCTTCTCGCCGGCCCGCTCGTGCGTCTCCTTGTCGATCTGCATCTGCTGGTCGTGCTTCTCGCCCTCGCGCGCCGACCGCTCTTGCTCCGCCGGTCCGATCGCCTGCGCCTTGGCTTCGGCGATCTTCTTCTGGTTTTCGAGGCTCGCGGCGTGTTTCTCGCGCTCAAGCTGGATTTCCTGCGCATGCTGCTCGCGCTGCGCGGCCATGGTCTGCTCGTGCTTCTGCTTCTGCGCCTCGATCTCCTGCGCCTGCTTGTGTGCATTGGCGACAACGTCGAGCTGGTGCTTCTGCGCCGCCTGCTGAAGATCGGCCTGCCCCTGGACATGCGAAGACAAAATGTCATGCGCGGCGGTGGCATGCTTAATCTGCATGTCCTGCTGCTTCTGCTCGTTGTCGTTCTTTAGGTCATGCGCGTGGATGACCATCTCGGCCTGCACCCGGAGCTGCTCCAGATACATCTCCATCTGCTGCATCTGCTGCTTGAACTGCCGCTCCTTCTCCTTGTCGGCGAAGTTGGCCTGCGCGGTCTGCGCCTGGATCGCGACCTTGGCCTGATCAATCTTCGCCTTCATCTGCTCGGCCTGCGCCTTGGCCTGGATCGCGACCATGCGCGGGTCCGGCGGCGGCGGCGCCGTCTGCATCTGTAACAATCCATCGCTATCGATGTCGGCGATCCGAAGGATACGCTTGAGCGAATTGCGGTGATCCATGTCCTGCGGATATTTGGTCACGAGGCTATCGATGATGGTCGCCTTGGCGATCCGGTGCAGGGAAGTGGGATTATTCGGGTCCGCGACCGGGACCAGCTCGCGCTCATCGAGCGCCTGGCGGAACTGGTCAACCGTCCATTGCATCGCCGGCCGCTTATTGTGCTGCCAGAACGCCTCGGGATTCTCGCGGAAGCGTTCCTTGAGGAGGCCGAACTCTTCGGCCTGCGCGGCATGAAGCCGCTTGTGAACGCTATCGGTAATCTTCGTCGACTGCTCGATAATCGCCATCGTCGTCCCGACCGGGACGTCCTGCGTTCCCTCTCCGACCTGGACATCGGCGGTCTGGCCGAGGCGCTGCGCGACCTCCTCGATGTGCTGCGCCAGATTCATGAAGGCCGCGCCCGTATCCTTGTACGGCATCGGCATGAAGGCATCTTGGATACGCATTCCCGGCGGGACGTCGACCGGCATGCCCCCGCCCGGCGGGACGCGGAATTGATTGGTATTCTGCCGGCCGGCCGCTTTCGCAAAAAGGAAGCCCGGAAAGTTCGAAAACATCCCGTTGTCGATCATGATGCGCCAGATCGCGGTCAGCGCAATGACGACATTGCCCAGGATATGAATGAGACCGAGGCCATAGAAGCCGAGGCCGCGCACGAACGGGAACTGGACGAAGAACTGCTTGGCGAGCGCCTGCTCGTCGTCCTCGTCCCAGTTGCGTTTGACTTCGAGGACCTGCCGGGACTCCTTTTCGATGGTCACGACATAGGGAAGCGGGAGCCCCTTGTCCCGAAACTGCTTCGGCGCGAACTCCTCCAAATCAAGCTCGCAATAGCATTCGAAAATCTCGTGATCGGCGTCCTTGGGCTGCGACGGCATGGGGGAATATCCCCCAATCGCCGCTTTCTCCTTCTCCGGGGCGGTGACCGCCGAGGATGGGTTCGGCATCGAAAGGGTGACATCGCGATAGGCGCCGAGGATTTGCATGCGGCGCAAAATGGCCGGCCGCATCTTGATCCGGTGAGTTACTCTTCCGCAATTTCGGATATCGGTCGCCGCGTTAGAGACAATAATGTCCTCGGCGTCGATCGATTCCGAGACCGGACGGTTCCGGAGCGGGCAGTTATAGACCTTCTTAAAGCCGTCGCCGCCGAAGCCGACATAGAAGAGCATGCGGTCCGTGTCCGGGATGTATTCCGTCGCGGTCACGGTCAAATAATG